TGCGCTACAACACATTCCGCGACCCAGCAGGCTTTGGCCTGTTTACAGCACCGGGACAAGTTATCTTCTTCCAAATTAACGAACTTGGATATCCAATGTTGGATCCAGTTCCCGGTGAAGCAGCAGTTGACTTTGCCAGTAACGTGATGAGTCGTTTCCAGTATTTGAATCCGCTTATCAACTACTTGTTGGAAAAGCCAAACAACGGCTTTGAACAAGGTGATGCTATCTGTATTGAAGATGAACAGTTTGTACTAAGTGATGCCGATAACGTAAACAAGTTCATTGGAACTGTCGTACATCCAGGGCCGGGCCCAAATCAATTTATTCTACGTCCTGCCAACGGAGTTATTGATTTTGTTCCTAACTTGCCAGGCTCAGTAGGCGACTACATTTATCCCAGCATGGATGGTTCGGGTGATTTAACAACCAATGACGCAAGCCGTCGACCTATCTACATGAAGGTGGCAGCAGCCATTACCAGTTCAACAACCGGTACCTCAGTAGATCCAACAGGCACAGATGGTGATGTTGTAGAATTTAATCGTGTGCAAATGACCCTAGGCAGCGGTGCAGGTACTTACAACTTAGATGATGCAGTTGCCACGTTCAATGCCAATACAAATCTACATTACATAACTGCAATCAAAGTAGGTGCAGCCACTGTTGTGGAATCTGATGTTGCAGGCATTGGCAGTGCGTATGGCATTGTTGCTGGTTATAGTCCTTTTAGTGCCACTATCAATGGCGAGTTAGTGACATTTACCACAACAACAAGCGGTAGCGTTGCTTACGGCGATCCTGCAATTGCTGACGTAAATGACATGGTAATAGATATTAATCAAGCTGCTATTCCTGACATTGTTGCCAGCGTTGCCAATGGCAGTAACTTGCAATTAACAAACACTGCTGGCCAGGATATTGTTATTGTTAACGTAACGGCCGATGTTAATGGAAATAACTTTGCAGGTCCTGCATCAGTATCAAGTTTGCCATTGTTAACTGTAGCAAGCGGTACAACACATACACTAAGACTAGAACGCTTAGATGGTGGCCCAATTACAATTCGAGACATTCAGGGATCGTTCCTGAGTAGCGTAGGTGTAATGAGTGGACAAACTGGTCGCTATGCACTGGGCTTAAACATTGAACAAGGCCTGCGTTCAAGTACAACTACTGTGGTTCCAACAATAGGCGGCAGGGAAGCACTGTATGCATTAGTAGGCGATCAGGCCCATGTGCTGGATGATGGCAACGGCGAGTGGGCGTTGTTCTTGTTTGACGGCGCCGCCTGGATCAAGATTGGCGGAGAGCGCAGCGTTGCAGTTGATGCCAGAACAATAGAACAAGCAATCGCATTACCAGGGGCCACGACCACAATTGGTACTGTCAGCGAAGATCGTCGAATCTTAAATGTAAGCGTAACAGTATTACAAGATTTAGTCAATGCACCAGACTTTGCTATCAATGTTGGTAGTAATACTGTTTGGCAATTTAGTCAACACGGTTCAAGTAAAACAGGAACATACACAGTTGATTCTGACTTGATGACTACAGTTCGTGAAGATGTAGTTGTCAACATACCAAGCAACACTGCTACTGGTAATATCAGAGTTGAGGTATCTTACATATAATGAAAACATATAATAACACCGCAGGAACTACATCAAGTAATTTTGCATTAGGTCAAGGCACTGGTAACGAAGTTCGACAGTACTCACTGAGTCGTACTGATACTGGTATTGCAACAGATAGAACTGGCGCCCAGATAGCAATCGCTAGTGTGGAATTTTACGATGCCAAAGTACTTGTTAAAAGCACAGGTGGTATTGTTGCCAAGCAACTTCGCGGAACTATTAATGGAACAACAGTTACTAGAATTGAGGATGTTTTTCAAGAAGACATTGCAGCAGATGTTACAGTAACATCCGACGGCACAACACTAAGCGTAAATTGTACAGGTACCGGAAACTTTACAATTTACATAACACTAACAAGGGTAGCTGAATAATGGCACACGAATACGTTAAAATTTCCGAGCTAGAAGCAACGGCTAGCTTTGGTACTACAGATCAATTTGTAATTGTACAGGATGAAGAAACTGTAAAAATTGATGGAGCAGCCTTAATTGAGAGCCTGGCAACACTGACAAACTTAGCAACACGATCTTATGTTGATGCAGTAGTTGATTCTGCTCCAGGTACATTAGATACCCTAAGAGAATTAGCAGCGGCATTAAATGATGACTCTAATTTTGGTGCCAGTGTTACTGCATTGATCAATGAAAAATTGCCAGCTGGCAACTTTGGTTTAGAATTTTGGAATCAGCTTGCAACAGTAAACTCGTACCACATTCAAGAAGGTAGCAACTTATATTGGACACAAGATAGATTTGATACAGCATTTGCGTCAAAGAACACATATCATTTAGTAGAAGGTAGCAATTTATACTTTACAGAACAGCGTGTTCTTGATGTTGTAACTCCTCTACTAGAACAGTTCTCTCCTGTTATCGGAGACAATCCGGTATTCAACTCAGTAACAACAACACAGTTAAATGTTCAAAATGTAACGTTTACCGGCACTGGTGCTGTAAACATTTTTAGTGGCAATGATTTAAACTTGTCGGCGGCTGGCAATGTTACTATCAACGGCCAGAATTTTGTTGCGTTCAGCGGCAATTATAATGACCTATTAGACAAGCCAACAAATCCAACATACAACTCAGTTATTATTTCAGGTGCTATAACAAATCCAAGTCATGCAACAACCAAAGCGTATGTTGATTGGAAATTAAGTTCTATGCCTACTCCATCATGGAATAGCTTAGTTAATATTAGTAACAACTTAGGTCCGACTCGAATCGCATTGGGTCGCAATGCAGGCGGATCCAGTGATGCTGATGGTTATGGTGGGTACGGCGGATATGGAGCATACGGTGGCTCCTCATTTGCTATTGCTATTGGTAATAGTTCAGGTAAAACAAATCAGGGTGGCGCTGCAATTGGTATTGGAGTTGCAACTGGTTATACCAACCAAGGAGAAAGCGCAATTGCTATTGGCTTAACAGCTGGCAATGAGTACCAGGGCAGTGCTGCCGTTGCAATTGGCGCAAGCGCAGGTAATACTAACCAGGGCGTAAACTCAATAGCAATTGGCAGCTTGGCAGGCAAAACAAATCAACCAGCCGGATCTATTGTAATCAACGCAAGCGGAAACGAACTGAATGGTACTACCGCAGGTTTATTTGTTGATCCAATTAGATACGATGTAACAGCGCATGTTGCATATTACAATCCAGAGTCCAAAGAAGTAACATACGGTCCAGCACCAACAGGCGGTGGGGCTATGAGTCCAGATCCTGTATTCAATAGTGTAACAGCCACAGACCTAAACGTTCAAAATGTAAACTTTACTGGCACTGGTGCAGTTACAATCAACAGCAACAATGATTTGAACTTTGCGGCTGCCGGTGATATTAAATTTAACGGTGAATTTGTAATCACTAAAACGCAACTGAAGTTGATAGTGGCATCGTCCATTGATTTTGCTGATTTTAAAGCTCGCATTGCGGCACTATAAGGAATAACAAATGGAATATATTGTAACGGTTGCAGACCCAAAAGTATGGGACACACTTTGGAGTGAACTAACAGAAAACGGTCTTGGAGATAACTTTATTCCCGATCATGCTGTGCCTGTACTTAATGAACGTCCGTTCAATGACTACTCGGCTCACTTTGATTTAACAGATGAAGAAGCTGTTGAACTTAGAAATGACCCGCGAGTTGCCGCAGTAGAACTACAAGCTGACCAGCAGCCGGGTGTTGAAAAACGCTTCTATGGTCAACGAGCCGGCAACTACGATCGCAATCCTTATTCAACAACTGCCTCAATGAAGAACTGGGGCTTGATGCGTTGTACGCAACAGAATGATCCTTACGGCACAGAAACAAGCCTCAACACCAACTTTAACTACAACTTAGATGGCGAAGGCGTTGACATCATTATGTTGGATTCTGGAGTTGAAGCTGATCATCCCGAGTTCGCAGTTAATGCTGATGGCTCTGGTGGTAGTCGTGTAGTTGATTTTGACTGGGCTAGCCTTGGTGTTCCTGGTGTACAATCTTCAGCATCGTACGGCGGCTACTTGGGAGATAGTGATGGGCATGGTTCAAACTGTGCAAGTATTGCCGCAGGCAACACATGTGGTTGGGCACACAGTTCTAAAATTTATTCTATTAGAATTTTTGCTGGCACTAGTATTCGCACTGGACAATACCTAAGCGCCATCAATTCTGACGTTGCATTTGACTTGGTACGTGCATTTCACTTAAAGAAACAGGCAGAAGGTAATACACGTCCAACCGTATGTTCAAACTCATGGGGATATTATTCAAATTATTCAGGGATGACTTCAACAACCTATCGCGGGCAAACATATTCTGCTAGCTCTTACAATTCATTGTATGGGCAAGTAGCAGCAGTACATGGCGCAAGAGTGTACTACGTTGATACCGCTGTTGAAAACTGTGGTGCTGCTGGTGTTATCCTTATTGGTGCAGCCGGCAATTATCGTCACAAGATTGATGTGCCAGGGGGCCAAGATTATAATAACTACTGGACAGGTTACTGGGGGCAATCTTACTATCACAGAGGTTCAAGTCCAACTGCTACTCCTTGTATGATTAACGTTGGTGCAACTGATACTATGTTAACTAACCCGCCTGTTGAACGCAAGGCTTATTTTAGCGAAACAGGGCCGCGAGTTGACGTGTATGCTCCGGGCACTATGATTATGGGTGCTTATGCTAATTCGCCATATCAGACTCAAGCAGTGGCTGATTCACGTAACCCAGAATATTATCTTAATAAGATTTCAGGTACAAGTCAAGCAACGCCGCAAGTGACTGGTGTTGTTGCTTGCTTTTTACAACTACGACCAAATTCAACTGTAAACAATATTAAAAAGTTTATTGCCGAAAACAGTAACAAAAACAAATTGGCCGAAGGTGCAGTAAGCTGGACAAACTTGTATAGCTTACAAGGTGGAGCCAATAATTATCTATACACACCGTTCACTAATCCAAGTCGTGGCAGCATAACAAGTTAAAGTTTGTTTTTGGTAAGTACAATAATGACACCTTATCAAAAAAGATACGGGCGGCCTGTTCCCGACCCAGAAGCTGTACCAAACGAGTTTGTAAACAATATACTACGCAGGGGTTCTTGCCGTACATTCAATGGTGAGCCACTCAAACCAGGGACGTTAGAATTATTGGTTGCTGCGGCTCAAAGTGCGCCAACAAGCGGTATGCTTCAAACTTGGAGTGTCATTGCATTAACTACCCCCGAAGAAAAAGCAAGCATCTATAAAAAGACTTTCTTTTCGCCAAACAATATACAACTAATAGGTGGAATTGATAGTCATAATGTAAACGCAATTGCGTCGTCAGCAGTTGTTATGATCTGGCTTGCTGATCTGTCAAGACTTAAACTTATTCTCAATAGCATTGATGTCGATGAACGTATTCGTGAACAGCCCACATTTGCCGAGTATCATTTAAAGGCTATAGTTGATGCTACAATAGCTGCTCAAACGTTTTGTTTGGCTGCAGAGAGCATGGGCATCGAAGGTACATACTGTGGAGCAATACGACAATTACCTATGGAATTCTTTAAGACTACTTTTAATTTACCAAAGCATACTTTTCCAGTCTTTGGTACTATACATGGTTATCCTGAATCAAAACAGCCTCCACTTGTCAAGGCCCGGTTGCCCAGCGAAATAGTGTTGCACCGTGGTACCTACACAAAAATGAAGTCCACTGATGAATTACAAGAATATAACAAAGTACATGCTCGAAACATATCAAAAAATGTTTCAAGTTTTGAATCCAGAGTAGTTGAAAGATTGAAACCAACGTATAGTAAAGAATCAATTGGCACAGCATTGCGCTATATGGGATTTGACTTCAAATAAGGAATTAAAATGGAAACGCAAGAACCAAAACACTTTATACGCTTCTGTGTAGAGCGAGAATTGACAGACGAAGAATTCGAAGACATGACTGAAATTGTTGACGAAGAAATTGGTGACTTGGTTGCATCAGACGAAGTATACGAACATCTGGGTGCAGACGATACCATTTGCTATATGTTTCGATTAGTACGTGACATGGACGTTACTGATGGAGATATCATCAGTTACGAAATTTCAAATGCCTGGTCAGAATCTCTACAGTGGGAATTGGAAGCAAGTCATTCTGATTTAGAATTAGATGTTGCAGATGATGCTACTCCTGAGCAAGTAGAAGAAGCTGCGGTCAATTACTTTCGCAATATCCTCAAAGGATAATGAAGTACACACCTGGATCACTTCGCCTGCTTGGTTATACTCGGCGGAGCAATCATTGGCAAGACTTTGTGACCAAAACCATGGCCACTTGGTACAAATTCAGCCCCGATCACTCCGTTAGCCACTTCGCTTGGGTTAATAATCCTCACCATCGCAACACACAAGGTACCACACATGGTGGCGCACTAATGACCTACATGGACTACTGCATGAGCGCACATGTATGGGACTTGAGTGGCGGTAAAGCTGCATACACAATGGAACTGAACAACAGGTTCATTCGGCCTGCACGTATCACACGTTGGCTCTTTGGGGAAGTTAGACACGTTATGGTAGCTGATTCAATTGAGCTTGCTGGAACTGTACGAGCTAATGATCCAACTGGTGCGCTGATTCTGGAAAGTTTTGGGCGTTTTACTTTGCCAAAACCGTTAAAAATCATTGACGACGACGAATAACAGTGTTATAATAGTCACATACGCTAACAACAGCAACTAAGGACTAATATGAAAATTAATTTACGCAAGGCCAGTGTGGTCCAGCAAACAATCACAGACGAGATCAAGCGTCTGGGAACAGAGAGCTACACTCTCAAAGTAAGTCTGTTTGAAACAGACATTGAAGCTCGTCTCAATGAGCAATTGGCCAAGGTTCGTGAGAACCATGCACATGCAGGTCGTTTGATGAGTGCGAACCGATTCTTGCGGGCCATTGTAGCCCGGAAGAACGCAGAAGTTGGCATAACTGACTACTTGGCCGAAGAAGCCATGTTAGGTGCTGCCGAAGCACGTTTGAAGTCATTCAGCGAAGCTAATGTTCGCCAAGCATTATCTAGCTTGGTTGCAGAAATTGAAAGCCGTCGGACTCCTGGTAGTGATCGTTCCAGCATTTACGGTCGTGAATACACAGTTGACGTAAACGTGGTTCCTGTGGAAGCAGTAGCAGAATCCAAAAAGGAATTGGAAACAATCCGACGCCGTCGACGCAAGATCAAGGACGAGATGGTATCCATCAATGTCCGTACAGAGTTTGAAGTACCTGAACAGGTAGCACTTGTGCTAACTGAGCTCGGGCTAGACTAAGACTGCCGCACTTAGTCCCGGGTAGGGAGCAGAAATACATCATCGATTACTCGATGAAAACTACTGGCTTAGTCTGAAAAACTAATCTACAACGTCTTGCTTAGGCATCAAAAAATTATATTGATATTTGATGTGATACCTAAGCAAAAGACTCATGTTTGATATTAGCTATTTGATATTTGCTGTTTGACTATTTCTGTTTCGTCCCGGCTTCGTGGCACTTTTTATGAAGAAAATCTGGAGACTTTGGGCCAAGGCCCTAGGTGAAAAAGCAGGCAATACTGATAAAGAATCAGATCATATTGCTTGCTTTCGTACGATAATTGTGTTAACATACATTATTACAAACTGTTTTATTGTGGCTGGAGTGATCCGGCATTGGTAGGAGCCAATTATGAGTCGTGTAGGTTTTTGTTGCAAATGGATCAATAATCCCTCAGAAGTAGCTGGACTAAAACCCTCAGCAGTGGATCGAGATCTTAACGGTCGCAGTACCACAATGCGTTGGTTGCGCGAACACAAAGCAGAAGCCGAACAACGACAGTGGGACATTATGAACCACAATGCTCGTGCAGCATTGCTCCTGGTAGAACGTGTGGCCAGTTTGCCGCCTAATCGACGCATGGTGCGATTGGGTTCAGAAATGCTACAAGGCTACACACATGACGACTGGATTCCTTTTTGGCAACAGGCCGATGTTCAAGCTCACTGCGAAAAAATCTTTGCTCCAGTTGGCGAAGCTGCTCGCCGTTTAGATGTGCGACTAAGTTTCCACCCTGGTCAGTTCTGTGTGCTGGCAAGTGAAAATCCTGGCATTGTGGATCGCAGTGTGCTGGAATTTGAATATCATGCAGACCTGGCTCGTTGGATGGGCTATGGTAAGACATTTCAGGACTTTAAGATCAATGTACACATTTCAGGTAAACAAGGTCCAAGCGGTATCATTGCTGCACTACAACGACTTAGCCCAGAAGCCCGTAACTGCATCACAATCGAGAACGACGAAAACTGCTGGGGCATCGACAGCAGCCTTGAACTTGCCGAACATTGCGCCTTGGTACTTGACGTACACCATCACTGGATCCGTACTGGAGAGTACATTCAGCCCACCGACGATAGATGTTCGCGTGTGATTGATAGCTGGCGTGGTGTGCGCCCTGCTATGCACTACAGTGTCAGCAGGGAAGATTATCTAGTAGGACATGCCACAGATGTGTTGCCCGATATGGCTGCATTGTTGGCACAGGGTTATAAAAAACAAAAGCTCAGGGCTCACAGTGATTTCTATTGGAATTCAGCTGTAAACACCTGGGCTCTATCTTTTGCAAAAGATTTTGATATTCAATGCGAATCTAAGGGTAAAAATCTTGCCTCATTAGATTTTAGCAAATTACTTGCTTAATTATTCGTTAGTCGACGTAACTACAATACCATTGGCTTTATTGTAAGCTATGATGCTTTCACGATGTGCAACAACAATTGGGTCAGCATAATAAGCTGCTTTAGTTGCGTCGTCTGCAAATGTAATTGAAGTTGTAGTAACATTACCAACTAATGAATCTGTTACAGTAACACGATCACCATATGTTTCAAGTCTATGCTGAATAAATTCCTGGCTTGCTGCCATTGGGCCTGCTTGTCTGACGTCAGCCTGGCTGATTTGTAAAGTTATCATTTTATTTTCCTTTATAAGTGCTCTAGCACTGTATTGAGTTATTTATACTAACAGTTTCAATTTGGTGTAAATTTGGCTGATTTAGTGAGCTGTCACTAAACGCCTTAAAAACCGTTAAAACGGGCTACAATGATGTTGCGGTGCAGCATAATTAATGTTATACTAGTGAAAACACTGATAGTGTTTCTACTAGTGGTAGTGCTCATTAGAGGCTACTAAACATTTGCTTAATAAAGGAAAATAAAATGTTCACAGAAATCACAAAAACTTTCGAATCAAACCAAAAATTGGCCAAAGAATTGGTTGCACAATTGACAGGTGCATCAACTGCATTTGCCAAGACAATCGTAGACGTTAACACACAGTTAGCCGAAACTTTCAAAGCACAAGCCGCAGAAGCTTACAAAAACTTAGAAGCATTCAAAGTTCCAGTAATGGATGCTTACACTAAGACAAGTAAGAAGTAATCACAATGTGGGCAAAAATTAAATCAGTATTTGCTCACATGTTTCATCAGCCCTCCATGGGCTGGTGGGAAGAACAATATCTAAACGCAGCACAAAATGCTTGCGATTTAGAACATCGTCAACGTCAGCTCTTACAAGGACTGGCAAGAACACAGGGATTCCAATGAAATCATTTTTCAACACAATTTGCAGTCTATTAGAAAGCATGGGTCGTGCTAAAGCAGCAGCATATCTAAGTCGTAATGGGCAAGTTGAGCAAGCCAAAGCATTGATGCTGGCCAAATAATATGTCGGCTGTTCGCAGAGTGTTAGTAAGCGAATATCACAAATATCGTACACACTTAAAATCACTTGACGCAGACAGTAAGTATCTGCGTTTTGGTCATCATGTCCAAGATGAAGTGCTTGATCGATTATGCGATCAATTTGAAGCAGACGCAGATAAGAATATTTTATTCTGCGTAGAAAATGACAATTTAGATTTTGTAGCGGTGGGACATATTGCACTGCAAGATGAAATGGAATTGGCATTTAGTGTGCTTAAAGAGTATCAAGGACAAGGATTGGGAAATCAGTTATTCCGACGTGTTATACAATGGTGCAGAACACATAACCAACTCAAAGGCAACATGGTTTGTTTAAGCAGTAATAAGGTTGTGCGGCACTTGTGTGCCAAATACGGTATACACATGGTAAGCGATCATGGCGAAACACTGGCTTCAATTGAACTAGATCATCCAGACATTACCACTTACTTTACCGAAGCCGCAGACTCAAATCTGGCAGTTATGGACTATATGGGCAAGCGGTTTGTGCATAGACTTAAACAAAAGTAATCTGAGCCTTCACTAAATATAGCGAGGGCTTTTTCTAATATGTTTATAAGTGACAAAGATGTTTGGACCACATGCCCTGCAGATTACCTGTGGGTTTACGATAAATTAATACTGTCCCGCAAGTTAGGATATTTGGCAGCACCAGCAGGTATTGCAGTGCCTCAAGCCGATTGGTATATTATACGCCCTATAACCAATATTCGTTCAATGAGTCGCGGAGCTCAGAAACTATGGCTGACTCCCACAGACACTGATTCAGTGCCAGATGGTATGTTTTGGAGTGAAACATTTACAGGGCGGCATACCAGTGTAGACTTCCATTATGGCATACAACATCTGGCCGTAGAAGGATTTAGAGACGACCCTAACAGGCTCAATCGTTTCAGCCGCTGGGAACGAATCGAAGAACACTATAAGTTTCCCAAAGTGTTAGGCGAGCTGTGGAAACTAACTCCGTGGGTCAATGTAGAATATGTTGACAACAAGATTATTGAAGTTCATCTCAGATGGAACGACGATTTTAGCAATCACAACGCAGATGTTATATACCCAGTGTGGAAGGAAGATGTCAGGCTGCAACCAATAAATACCACATGGTATGCCAGCGCCGACGGAGATCGTTTGGGATTCTGGATTGTGAATAAATAAACAATGTAAAACCCGCCCACAATGTGGCGGCTAGATTCAACAAGAGAAACGATAGAATGACCAATAAACAATTAAATGAAGGCATGGGCAGTGTCAACGTAGAAGAACAATATGACGTTAGTCGTATCCAACAGTTGGCTGGACTTGCCAATGGTTCCACAGTGGCAGGTACTCCTGTTGCCGAAAGCATCAATGACGACATCAGCCCCGAAGAAGCACTTGACCTGGCTAAACAATTAGAAACACTTGTAAGGTCATTGGACGTTGCATTAGGAGACATTGAACACTTGATCCGTGCTCGACTTCCAAGAGAATTCCGCTCAATGGAACAGTACACATTTGCACACATCAAGGCTGCACTTGGCGGGCATGGATATGCTGAAAACCGTATGGCAAAAAGCCTTTATAGTTTAGTAGAAGATCTAATAGACTACAGTGAAGGCAGCGAAGATACACTATGAAACAGCATCGTGTAACTGCCAGCATGTTTAACCCACAAGGGAACAATCCCGGGGTTCCTGATGCGTATGTTGATCCAGCAGTATTAAAGGCTGCTGGCGTTTACACAACAGTTGCACAACCTGTGGTAGCCAATAGCCCACAATTACCTAACTTGGGTCGTTACCAAGCAGATAATAACATCCGCCCCGGAACAGATGCTTGGTTTAAATTATGGTTCAGTAGACCAACACTGACTGGTGAGAAGCCCCATGAATGAACCTACAGTAGAACCATTGGAAGAACCTGTGCCTAGTCCAGATATCTATCTTGTATACCCTGCAGATGATGGTTATGATACTCCTAAAAATCCCTACAGCCAGCACTAAATAATTTTATACTAAGAACCCACCTTAGGGCCGTTGTCGTAACGGTTAGCCCACCGGGCAGGCGTCCGAGTAGTTGCCGTAAGCAACCGGCGTAATTACACTGCTGAGCCTTAATAAAGTCAGCGCCGGATAAAGTAACCGGCTTTATATTTGAGAACATAATTTTAGGTTACACTCTTGATTTCAAGGACATAAATATCAATATGAACATAAAAAATATACACGATGGTTGGTGCACTGAAATTACCACAACATACAACGAACTAATGGAAGAGTCTTCGGCTGTATGGCGTAATAGACTTGTTGACCGTGGACTGCTTATAGTTAAGGGATTGGGTCCCGATTTGACAGACAAACAGTTTCACGATGTTGCAAGTAAATTTGGTACGCTATGGACTGTTGAGGATTATCGTGCAGGGTCGGGCAAGTTTGATGTTACACTAAACAAAGAAAATTTGGCAACTCCAACCAGTTATTTTAAAACAACAAATAACCATTGGAAAGACACAGAAATGTTTTATCATGCGGACATGGCGCACATTGGAGAAAAGAGCTTTCCGGCCCGTTCATTGTACATGGTGCGCACCGCCAATGACAACAGTGGGCAGACTGAGTGGCTTAACTTAGAAGCTGCTTACGATCAGTTTACCGAAGAAGAAAAAGCATATTACAGTGACGTAAAGATTTTTCAACACTTTATGTATTCTCCGGGTACACAACTTACCGAATTTCCTTTCTTAAAGACCAATCCGTATTCTGGCAGAGTTAGCCCTAGAATGAACTGCTATGGTAAAGGTAAGACTTGGATTCATCATGCCACCAAGGCCGGGGAAGAAGTTGTTTACTTCCGTGAGTTTATGGAAAAAATCTTTCGCTTATGTGAAAGCAAGCCCAATACACGATACAAGCATACATGGGAAAATGGCGACATGTTGATTTATGACAACTGGAACAGCGTACATCGTCGTGATCTTGTGACATTTCAACCTGGTGAACCAGATCGTCTACTAAAGCGATTGTCGTTTAACATATTTGACAGCATTGAAATAGCTTAACAAAACAGGTCCATTGGACCTGTTTTTATGACTTGACAAACACTTTAAAAGGTGTTATACTACACATATTAAATTAGCACTCAAGGATTACGATGACTATGCATTTGGAAGGTCCATGGCTCAGTACCGTGGGCAAACGTAAGGGCAAGAAAAAGTTTGCATCTGCTGAGATGGCACGAAAGGCCCGCGAGTTGGACGCAGATTGGAAAGAGCTACAAAAGCGTTGGGGTGTGGCTGCAGAAGATAAAAAGCGAACTCGTGCTCTTGCTGCCGAACCATACGTTACTCCAAAACAAGTTCATCGTGGCGCTGAACTGGCTCGTATTCCCAGTCGCGACAGCGGACATGGCAATGCTACACTAAAGCCTGTTCCAGTTTATACTGGCGACAAAATGATTGGAATTGGACAACTTCATAAGTCAAACGCAGTTCCTGTGTTTAGAACTGAAGATGCAGAAGATATTGCCAGGATGCGTCGATAATGCGTGACATGGTAATCAAGGAATGTCATCGTTTAGCGGCCGTATTAGGCGAAGAACTTGACACAAATTGGAATAATATCAGTAATCGAGAGTTATTGATAATATACGGTGATTTACGAATTGATATCGAAACAGAGGAATATGATGACAAAGATTAAACTACTCGTTGCAGCCATAATGGTCGTGATATTAAGTGGATGTGCAACTCGAACAGGTACTGCTATTGTGGCAGGTACTGCTGGTATGGTCATTGGTACAGCAATGTCACAACCAAGAACAGTTGTGGTGCGTGAAGTCCAAGAACAAGTTATTATTGTTAATGACGTGTGTAACCATTATTCATTATACAGTCAACGTGCCGCTTGTGAACGTGGTTCACGTCAACGTTATTATGAAGAACAGCGGCGTCGAGATAATGAAGCATATAGATCTGGTTATGGCAGGTAATAATATATAATATATTAAAATAATATATAATATAATATAATAATATGGCCTAAATGTTGCTAAAATACAACGAAAATAGTCCAGAAATCTGGCTCAAACTCACTAAAAACGGTTGACTTCTGGACCAGATTGCAGTATAATAAACACATGAACTGCAAAAACACTCCAACACAACGCAAGCGCCGTACAGATCGTAACCATGCGATTTACGAACTGTTTTGCGAAGTGACTGGCGAAAGCTACATTGGTATCACTGTGGTTGATGGTACTGCATTGGGTTCTGTGCGTGGACGTTTTAACCGTCACCTTAGCCGTGCTAATACTGAAAGCAAGAACTGGAACCTGTGTACTGCACTTCGTACACACGGACGCGAAGGGTTCACTCCTTACTTGCTGGAAGTAGTGCGTGGCAAGACAGCGGCTCACGCTCGTGAACGCGAATTGATTGCAGTTATGCAACCTGCTCTTAACACTCTTTAAAAGGAAACACCATGTCTGATTATGCTATGTTCTCTGAAGCTGGTAACGCGGCAGTTGATGCAATCGTCCGTACTGCTCGAATCCTCAAATTGGATTGGCCCCAAGTTTATAATGAACTTGGCAGTTTGGCAGAACGTTTCCCCAAAGACTTTGGTGAAGCAACAGACACCGCAGTTCGTGAATCGGTTTACGATGCTTGTGGTTTCAAATCAGCTTTTTACATCTAAGGAACTGATATGCTTGAACAAGTTACTAAAATTGAGTTTAACGGCAAGACATACAATCAGAAACACGGCAATGCTTTTGATCGTGGTTCAGCCGACAGCTACTATGGTCGTCGACGTACCCCGCACCGTGGCGGCGTAGGTGGTGACAGTGGTCCTCGAATTGAACAGTTGTCTGAATTTGAAATCGAAGCATACAATGCTGGTTACGATTACAATGAGCACAGCGGTGACAAAAAGAATTGGGATTAATAATCCCATTGACAGTTTAATTTTAACTTAAAGGAAATATCATGTTTGAACGTATGGAAATTCGTAAAGTGGCCAATGGCTTTGTACTGACAGTAGAGTCAGAAGAGGGTGAAAAGGACTATGTGTTTGACACCCAACGTAAACTGTTCAAGTTTATCAAAGATCTAATGGATGCTACCAAGGCATGATGTGATCCAGGAATATAAAGTAATCAATGCAACGCACGATGAGTTCCATCTACAAGTTGCATTATTAATCAAAGCAGGATGGCAACCTTTGGGAGGAGTTGCCATCATTCGCGAGTATTTGACCCAGCCTACCACTTACTACTTTCAAGCATTCGTTCGATAACTTGGACCTTTCCAAGTTAGCCAGTTTCCATTTGACAGATAGTTGTCCCAAGTACTATAATTAAAACAAGTGCAAGTTTTGTAGTACTTGAATGTTCCTGCTACTTACTACTCATTTTTCGGACTAAGTTGTATAACATTTAACAATCTTTGTAAATTACATCGTAACTTCATTGGTTAATTTTACGTTATAATTGTTGTAAGCGTTAGCTGAAGTACTGCTAGCGTGACACGTACTTACAACTGAAGTTTAGTGTAATACAACAGCCGGAACAATTATGTAGAATACCACAGTAAGTATTAACGGGAGACAAACTATGAAACGAACAATTTATTTTGATACATTACAAACGCAATTAAGCGTAGACGCTAAAATTGCAATCAGCGACATTACCAGTAGTACCATTGATGTAGTAGATTCTTGGCCAGGTCTTATGAGCCTGCTTTGTCAAGAACTCTGCCACAATGACAGTGTTGATCAGGATATTACTTTGGTGATATTCAACAAAGATTCACTTGCATTTCCCGGAACAACACTAAACGAAATAGTAGACGCAATTCGCACTATTTCTACCATATCCGGACCAAAGAAAGTAAGAATAGGAATTTTAATAAATGATAAATGTGAACAAAAGTTTGTTCAGCATTTAAAGAAAAGCAACATAAGCGGCATTGTACCAAATTTTAAAACGTTTGGGGATGCCGATTTCTTTGACGGCTTAAACACTTTATTGTCGGGTACTACACACTGGCCCGACGCATACATTGTTCAACGAATCAAATCATCTACTAGATCCACAGTGGAATACGGAATTCGGTTGACTGCACGACAACGTGAAATTATGACACTGGTAGCAAATCGAGGACTCAGCAATAAAAAGATTGCTCAAGTATTAAACATCAGTGAAAGTACTGTCAAGGTACATATCAGTTCTATTTTAAAAGCATACGGAGTCCGAAACAGAACTCAGCTGGCTCTGGCCGGTAACAAAGGGCTACACGCATAATTTGCAACCTGGTTAAAATATCCCCTTCATGGGGATATTTTTTTGACTGTAGTACTGACGCACAGTATAGTACTTTTGCCTTTGAATAATCAGCACCTGTGCCTTTAACTAATATTGTACTGTGGCAAAATTGATTTTGTTGCAGTCAGATCCTAGGCAAACATACAGCCTAGAATTTTACTTTAAAGGAAAATAAAATGGCTGATATGCTAACAACTGATCCCTTCTTCGCTTTGACAAACCAGGTAGCTGGTGTACGTGAAAAGGTTTCTGATTCAATTTTTGAAAACTACAAACTACAGGTCGCTCAAACAAACGACATCAACAACCGTGCTATGCAGGTTGCGCTACACGACTCCAGCGAACTAGCTAGCATCAAGCAAGAAGTTGCCAACAGCACACTTCAAACTATGTTGGCCGCAGCTCGCACAGACGCTGCAATTGGTGCAACAAGTGCTGCCGCACAACGCTTGACAATGGAGCAAGCAGAAGCTACTCGTCGCTTAATCGTGGACTTGAACACACAAAACTTAAACACAGCATTGATCAACACAAACACAGCATTAACTGGTTTGGGCGTTCAATTTGGTGGCTTGGGTCTTGCTTATGGTGGCGCAGTAAGTGCTTACCAAAGTGCCAATCAAGTAAGCGCAGTAAACGCATTACAAAGCGCAATTTCTAGCCAAGGTCTAGTAAACACTGGTACTATGACAGGTACTACACAAACTTCTACACCTACTAGCATCAATTAATTAAGGAGATACTATTATGTATAGATCCGGAATTATTGGGCTTGGTGGTTATGGCCGTCGTGGCTATTTGGCAGCAGGTATTGGTTATCCATACGGCGTGCTAGGTGGTTATGGCTTGGGCTATGGCTATGGTTACCCGGGCTATGGTTATGGCCTAGGGTACGGAGGTTGTGGTTATGGCTTAGGCTGTGGCTACGGTGGCTACTACGGTGGCATCTCAGGCGGCTTGTTATAAAATGAGCACAGTGGGCCGACTCACAAGGTTGGCTCACTTTTTTAAGGAGTAAAAATGTTTTCAGGTTATTATTATCCATTCTACAGAAGTTTTGCGTATCCGGGATTTAACCCTTGGAGTTATAACGCCAACAACATCATTGGTAGCGCAGTGTCTAATCAAGGCTTTGTGAACACCGGCACCGCCGTGGGGGTAAATCAGATTTCCACTCCAACAGTTATATGGTGATTAGATGTACACAATAACACATACAAAATACGTTAATGGCCGGCTGGTAAAGCCCTTGGCAAGCGATCCGCTGCCAACAGTTGTCATTAATGAAAGAACTATGAACTTTCGCATGGACAATAGAACTCTATGGACACGTTATAGTTTAGGCATGATTAATTTTTCAGTTGCGCTATACAGCGGAATGGAAAGTGAAAATGTTTCGGAAAATTTAAAGCGGGCAGCATTTGCTTGCGGCAACTACTTTACACCATATTATGGTCTAAATGCTTCTAGAAAAATTGGCAGCTTGTTAAGCGTCATTGTGTCCAATGGCGAGCGTGTGGCAGAATCACTAAAGACTGGCGCAGATATTGCTGCTTACGAAACTATATGGGACAAGCAAATCAATGAACTTGCAAATTACTTAAACGAGCTTAATCCCAATTATTGGCCCCGAGACACACTTGACGAAATGTTTATCAATTTGACAGCATTGTGGGTCGACAACTTCCGAGCCCGCTTGGCAAAAGATTTTGCCACTGATTCTGTTTCGCTTGACAACATTCTCAAAATTGCTGTGTCGGGCATACCAAATCATATTCACAAAGGTTATACCAGCATTGCTGATCTGATCAGTCGCGGCATTATTGCACAGTCACCTTTAGAATTTTCGGTGTAAATTATGGCAATAATAAGCTCAAGTAAAGATGTAGAATTGACTGACTTAGAAGCGCATGTTGCGCTGTGTGCTCAGCGCCGTACTGCAACTGAGCTTAGAATAGATCATTTAGAAAGCAAACTCAAATCCGCAGACGATCGAAGTGAACGTATTCGTAATATTATGCTGGGCGGGCTTATTTCCTTGGCGGCTGGTATCGCAGGCACAATATTTGCTGTGCTGTTTAAGCATGGGGTACTTCAATGACAAATCAACAATTGGCCGAGCAACAGCGTCTTGGTGAAATATTGAAGTTGGCCCGAATGCAACTCAATGAAGAATACATGAAGAGTCATTCAGCTGCTCATACTGCCTGGATCACTACAGCAAGAACTGCCTGGACTTCGGCTGGTACATTGATACCGTTTACTACAAAATTTGTTTACCCAACAGAAGAAGAAGTAGTTGCCCGTGGTGTTACAATTTATAACTCGCTAACGCAAAATACTGCGGTACCTAAACCTGAAGTATTAAGCAAACCAATGGATGTAGCCGTGGCTCCTCCTGCTGCAATTGAAATATTGCAAGCTGGGGGTGATATTGTACTTGCTGAAATTCCAGAAGAAGTAGTATGCGTAGAAGAGACTGCTGATCTAATAACAGATGTGGTAGCAAAAGAAGAAGTTGCCGCAGTCGAGCCAGTGGCCGAGCCAACTGTGACAGATTCGTTATTAGAAAACAAATTTAAAAGCCTATTCACCAAGTGGGGCGGCCGTGGAAATTATTAAGGAAAACAAATTATGATGTTTAACAATTTAGGCTTATACTCGTACTGGCAGTACCGACGCCGTCGACCTGGACGAGTGGCAAGACGTGCTCCGGTCACACAAATCAGCAGCAGCATTGGCGGCTATGGCAATGATATTATCAATTTGGGCACTATTACCAACGTGTCAATTGTACCTGTAACTGACGTTACTGTAACGCCGTACACACCGGGACCAACCGAATACTTTTTATGTGTTGATGTTGGCGGGCCAGCAACTGTTAGATTGCCAACCAGCGTGGTGGGCAAAGTATACGAAGTAAAAGATTGTGATGGCGACGCTGCCACTAACCCAATTACAATCACAGCAATAGGCAGTACCATAGATGGTGCGGCTTCTGCGACAATTAACGTTGACTACGGAAGCCTGAGCTTTGTGTTTAACGGATCAGAATGGAGTATCGATTAATGGCAACCAAAAGAATGACAAGAATGGATGTTTATCCCGATGGTGACACAATTCCAAAAAATTTACCCGACAGTTACATGCCGGCTGCATACGGCGCACCAGCAGGACAAAATTGCTTTACCTGCAGCCATTTTAGCTTGACAACTAATACACGCTTCTGCGAAAAGTGGGACGCACCTGTAAAACCCAAATGGTGGTGTGCAGCGTGGACAACTCTTTGGCCGACTAAACTATGACATATAAATTACCTATTACTAATACTACCGAATGGGGAGTAATGAAGACCGGCACAGGTTTAACTGTGACTGCTGGAGTAGTATCAGCAACCCTTGGCTTACTTAACTATGGCTTCTTCACTGACGGCACACAAATTAACCCAGTAGCAAGTGCTGTTAATCTAGTGACATTTAACCTCACTGGGCCCGCAAACGGAATTAGCATTGTTGCAGGCACTCAACTCACTGTTGCCAATGCCGGCACATACAATACTGTGTTTACAATGAATGTGAACAAAACATCCGCTGGAGCAAGTACCATTACAATTTGGATGCGGCTGAATGGAGTTGACATTGTGGGTTCAACCCAAGATTTAATCTTAACTGGCGCATTAGATACAATCTTTGTCACTGGTAATTTTACATTAGATATACCAGCTGGCGGAAATGTCGAACTATGCTGGAGCAGTGCAGACACTACTATGCAACTACTAGCATTACCACCAAGAGTAGCGCCCATTAGACCTTCGGGCTCTAGCGCAAAAGTAACACTAACCAGGATCTCATAATGTCATTGAATCTATCAACAAAAATTGTCACCACAACCCCATATGCTGTTCTGAATACAGATCAAGTAATTTTTATCAATATAACATCTGGCGCTGCTTCGGTGGTACTACCATCAACTGGTAACGCCAATGGTGAAGACTGCTGCGGCGATGAAAGCAACGACAAAAAATACGAGGCTGGTAAGTCAACAGTACTAAAGCGTTCATTTTATATTAAAGATTTCAGCGGCACTGCTGCAACCAATCCAATCACCATTACATCAACAGGAGGAAAGACCATTGACGGCGGCTCCTTTGCATTGATCAATGGAGGATATGCCCATATACAGGTAGTATATGATGGCACAAATTGGAAGATTATAAGTTAATCTCCAAGTAAACTTAGTTAACAATATAAGGAAAAACTAAAATGTCATATACAAATAACCCCCGCTCTCTTATTGCAGGAACAGGTATCACAGTATCACCTACAACAGGAACAGGCGCAAACTCAGTAACTATCACTGCAAACGGACTTGCATTAGAGCCAGTACGTATTGCGCTAGTATCGCCGGATACTGTACTAGCAACCGACTCTATTGTAAGTTATCAACTTACAGTACCTGGCGCAGTTGCAGTAGCATTGCCAGCTGGTATCACAGGCACTGTATACTATCTCAAAGATGGCACAGGTGACGCTGCTGTCAACCCTATTACTATTACTCCTAACTTGCTTGAAACGATCGACGATGCTGCCACTGCAACTATCAACACCAACTACGGTGCATTGACATTGGTGTACACTGGCGCCAAGTGGGAAATCATCTAAGGATTTACAATGACGGAACACGATGTAACGTCAATGAATAAGGAAAAATAAAATGTATAAGAAAATTACACATACAATCGTCGAAGAGCACTTCGACCACCCAATGGGCGTTGGAATTGCAGCCAACGTTGGTATGCCAAAGAGCATGCGTCACTCACTTGCTGAAATTATGCCAGCTGGACAATTTAAAACATTTGTTGACAATTACTTCATTAAATCTGAAGACGCCCTGATTGATTTGGCAAACGCAACATTTGACGAATCGCTTGACTTTCAAGCTGCATTAGCAAAAGCAATGGAGTACGAAGGACTTGGAGACATGCTTGAAAAGTATTATGATGTTGAATTTAAAGAACGTTTCAACCAACAGTTAAACAATGCAATCTTACAACTTCTGTTCTATTGGAGAAACACTATTCGAAAATTTGATAATAAAGATACCTTGAATAGAATTAAAACTTCTGGATGGGCAGCAGGAATGTTGCTAAACCAATACAATAATTATTGGGACAGAGACATTGGAAGAACATTGTTTGATGATTTCTTCCAGGAACTTATAAATTTAGGCAATGCCAAATTTGCCAAGAATAAAGCAAATGAAACAGCAGCAATGGATCGATTATCGGCTGCGGGATCAAAGTTGTCAAATTATATATCAACTGGTGCTATCCAAAATCATCCAGAGTTTTTTACTCCGTAATGCCGGGACAGCTAGTTGATCTAAGAGAGTGGGCCAGTCCTGTTGAAGAACAATGGCAACTGGGTAGTTGCACTGCACAAGCAGTAGTTGGTGCGTATGAACTATTGACTAAGATGCACTACCCAGACCAAGCAGTTGACCTAAGCAGATTGTTTTTGTACTACAACGCTCGAAAGCTTTCTGGCGACATAAACGAGGACATTGGTGCTTATATTTCAACTGCAATTGAAGCAGTCAAGATTTACGGGTTGTGCCGCGAAGATTTGTGGCCTTACGACACTGATAAATTTCGAGTAGAACCCAACTGGAAAAGTTATTTTGATGCTAGGCGTCGCACAATATCTAATGTGTACGAAATAACTTCACACGATCAGATTATCAACATGCTGGATAAACAATATCCTGTGGTGGTCGGTGTTGCTGTTTATTCTGGATTTAATCGAATAAGCAATCAATCAACAACGCTGAAACTGCCGCCATCTGCTGAAGAGTCCATGGGCAGTCATGCCATGTGCATAGTTGGCTATGACAATGTGCAACAAGCATTTTTATTACGAAATAGTTTCGGTGACGACTGGGGCGAAGGTGGCCATATGTGGGTTCCGTATGCGTATGCAGACGCAAATTTCTCGGATATGTGGACCTTTGATATACTTTTAAAAAGTAGCATTTAGTATTACCTTTTTGTTGTAAAAATACAACACTTTTTTACCACTTTTTTGAAGATTTTTGCCAGAAAAAGGTTGACGTCCTGGTCCAGATGCGCTATAATAAACACATAGACAGCAACAAACAGGAGTTTAAATGAGCAAACAAGATCATACTGTGTACATTTATAAAGCAGACAAGCGCACCAAAGCAGGCGAGCGACTTGTTAGCACTACTGTTTGGCGCAATCGTGATGCGGCTGAAATGAAGCGTGAAGTTCGCGAACTGCAATACGAACTGTGGCCCGTTAGCAAAGGCTTCCGCATCGAATTCTTCCCTACAATGAAAACTGTAAAGAATTTGATGACTGGCAAAGACATTCAAATTGATCGTGACACTCCTTGGAGTTGCAACCCAGCTTCCGAATCTTACTGGAGCATGTGATATGATGAATCAGAACATACAAAAACTTATCAACGATTACCAAACAATCTTGGATCGAGATCCAATGGATCAGATGGAAGACACCCAGTCTATTCTGCTTAAATTTACTCAAGCTCTTGCAGTAGAGCTAGGTGAGATTGTAGTAGCAAGTCCTTACAATGAAGGCGTTCACATGTACTTTGATGAAAAGATTGCTCGTTACGAAATTAAAAATGCTGTGGGAATTGAACAATGATACGAATAATTTTCTTTTGGTTGGTCCTTTTTGCCTTGTTCTTTTTTGGCATAAAATTTCTTAGAAGTTTGTCCGGAAGCGAGGCTTGGGCATTGACAAAGCTAGCATCTTATGCTATACTATGTTCACTGCTAACAACAGCATTTTTGGTTCTTATTGTAATTCTTTTTTAAAGGTGTATCATGAAACGTATTTTGACTCTCTCTATTTTGGCTGCGGCAGTTCTTGCTACTGGTTGTACTCGTATTGAAACTGGTGAAGTTGGAGTCCGAGTCGGCTTTGACAAACAGGTCCAAAGCGGCGAATTGCTGCCTGGTTCTTTCAACCAAAGTATTGTTGGCAGCATCCTTACATTCCCAATCAAGGACGTTAACGTGACCTTGGACAATATGACTCCGGTGGCTGCTGACAACAGCACAATGAAAGACTTTGATGCTGTGGTTGTTTACAACATCAATCCTGCACAAGTGGCCGAACTGTACAGCACCAAGAACAAGAGCTTCCACGCCGAGTTCAAAGGCGACACTTATGTGATGTACAACTACATTGTTCAAAATGCTCGTAACGCTATCTACAAAGCCGCCCGTAAGTACGAAGCCTTGGACATGGCAGACAAGCGTAATGACATGGAAAAGTTCATTCAAGAAGAAATTGTGCGAAACATGACTGAAGAAAAGTTGGACGGTGCAATTACAATCAGCCAAGTTATGATTCGTAATGTTGTGCCTAGCGACACAGTAGTCGAAAGTGCCAACGCATTGGTTCGTAGTAAAAACGAACTCAAGCAGAAAGAAGTTGAAGTTAAGACTGCTGAAGCTGAATCGCGTCGAATGGCAGCACTGGCCAACAACTCAGGTGCAAGTATTGCATTCATGCAAGCCCAGGCCATGTTGAACGTTAGTGAAGGTATCAAGAACGGCAAGGTTCAAACCATTGTTGTGCCCTCTAACTTCAACGCATTGATGATGCCCAAGTAATGAGCAATCTTTGGTTCAACATCAGATTCGGTGTGCGCCATTTTCAGTTCTCGAGGGACTGGGAAATAACATTTCGTGTTAATCCTTACTTCCTTGAGAACCCTCCTGCTAAATGGTTTGAGATTTATTGTTTATTTGGAAAGCAAATCTGATTATGAAACAGCGCGGATTTACCCTTATTGAAGTGATGGTTGTATGTGTAATGGTTGCAATTGTAATCATGATTGCTATTCCAGCAATAGTCGGTACATCCAGCACTAATAATATTAGCTATGGGGTCAATGGCATGACTGAAAGCAGATGCATTGAAGGTTACAAGTTCATCATTGATCAAAAAGGTAATTCCCGCCAAATCTTAGATGAGTTTGGCAAGGGTGTTCGTTGTGAACGAGCAAGTGTGCCCGGAGGTATGCAATGACTATAGTCAAGAAGCCTATCAAAAGTGTAAAGCCCACAGAACTGCATCATGACTTAATGGGGCGCGAGTTCAAAGAAGGTCAGTATGTTGCAGTAAGCGACAATGGACTTTATATTGCTCAAGTAAAACGTTTTACTCCCAAGATGGTTGAGGTTGAAAAAGTTGGCTCAAAGTATCGAAGCACCCGACTAAAGTATGCAAGCGATATGGTTATCTTAGACGGGCCCGATGTGTTTATGTGGGTACTGACCAATGGACTTTAAGGCCAAAACTAAAGAAGAAGCGTATGATTTTTTAGTAAGAGCAGGCATTATTCGTCCCAATGAACGCACTTTAGAAGGACGAGAGAAAGAAGAGATGATGCTTATCTTGACTCTTCTTACTCCCACACACTCAACTAACAATCAACGATTTATCACTGAGCACTACCAGTACGGCGAACTAGAATACTCAGTTACTTTTTTCGACGAAAAAGAATACGATATCATTGAAATCAAAACATAACTCATAATTACATATAGTTTTAAGGAAACCACATGGCAGATATTATTGACGACGCACAAGAAGCAATGGAAGCGCAAGAAGAAATGCGCAGAGCATTAGCAAAAGAGTTTGTACCAATTCGCACTGGCTTTTGCCTCGAGTGTGAAGAACCAACAGAGTTCACGTTCTGTTGCGTAGATTGTAGGGACTCCCACGAAAAGCGTGAGAAGATGAAATCCATCAACGGAAAGTAAGCCAAGGACGTAGTTACCGTATCAGGTAAATATCTGATGCGTTTACGTGAACTATTATCTGAAGTCAAAATTGACAACCAACAAGGTGCTGGAGCAGTTCCTTATAACCAAGATGTAGACTACTTTGGTCTGCGTGTTATGATGAAGCCCAGCACATTCCTACGACTGGCTGCTCCGCTTGGACAAGAGCACAGTGCTGAACTAGAAAAATACATTGCCGACGGTGGTGCCATTGGTGCTCCATTCTTAGAAATTAAAATCCCGCAGGAATGGGATGACGGCGACTATTCCAAGACTGCACAAGTTGCAGGGCACGAAGGTCGCAATCGTATGACAGCCGTTAAAAAGCTAGAAGGCGATGCTCCTATTGAAGTACACATTTTCCCTCGCGGTGGCTATCGTGCCCGTGACATTACTCCTGAATTTCGTGCGGCATTGGTACGTGGACTACAAGCTGAAAAAGCAACCAACATTGTTGCTGGGCCACTATTTGAGGAAGGCTTAGAAGAAGGCTGGAAAGATACAGTTGCTAACTTAGCCATTGCAGGTGGCATTGCCGCAGGCGGCATGGGTGGCATGATGGCCAAGCAGTCGGCACAGGATTACTTCAAAGAGCCAACTGCTGTAGTAGCACAGGCGCCAGCAGTTAAAAAAGCAGAAGCACCAAAAACGTTTGCACAAGCTAAAGCAAGCCCGGCGGCTCCGGCCGCATTAAAAGCAGAACCAAAGAAAATTGATGTCAAGACAATTACTAGCAATCCGCTCGAAGGGGTACTATTAAAAGTTGCCAAAGCATCTGGACTCCAAGGTTCCGAGCTTGCTGCATTTATGGCGCAATGCGCTCACGAAACACTAGACTTTAAACGTCTAACAGAATTTGGCGGTAGCTTAGACTTCCGCAAATATGATCCAAAATACGCCCCAAAGAAGGCCAAAGCACTGGGTAATAAACAAGTCGGGGACGGCGCAAAGTATAAAGGTCGTGGATTTATTCAAATCACAGGACGTTGGAATTACAAGCAAGCTGGCGAAGAATTAGGCTTACCATTGGAAAAGCATCCCGAGTTAGCAGAAGATCCTGCTACAGCGGCTAAAATTGCTGTTTGGTTTTGGAAGCATCGTGTACAACCAAACGTAGATAACTTTAAAGATACTACTAGTGTTACAAAACAAGTCAACCCGGGTATGCGTGGTTTAGAACAGCGCAAAGATAACTTTGCTGATTACATGCAAGTTGCAATGCGATAGGCGGTCGTTTTGAACTGCTACAAGTTCAGCAAAAAAACTAAATATAATACACGGTTTTAGATGATTCTGAGCCATCAATAAAGGAAAAGAAATGTTATCATTTTTAAAGAAGCTATTTGGGTTTGGTACTACACCAGCAGTCGAGGCTCCGTATAAAGTCGAAGTGCAAGTTGTAGCCGAAACAGTTACTGAAGTTGCGCCAGTTGTAGTTGAAAAGAAGCCACGTGCCAAAAAGCCGGCTGCTCCTAAAGCACCACGTGCTAAGAAGGCTCCTAAGGCATAATAATGTTTTTAACCGATATCACTCCACGAGTCACTGTATATGAATCCCTGCGTCAAGTAAACGGACGTTGGGCCCGTGTCAATACGGAAACAAATACAGTCGTGGAGTTTTATCATGGTGACAATACCATTATCGTCGAAGGCGGTAATGTTTTCAAGAGTGCAGAAGGCGAAGAACTAACACAGCGCATCAATCAAGCTGATGTAGAACCAACTATCCGCTTTCTTGAAAAGATTACAGGAATCCCGCATTTTGAACATGCGCTAGGTACTACTGGCAAGACTCCCACAAGCGGCGACTTGGATATTGGTATGCCAGCAGGCGTTACCAAAGAAGAATTGGTTGCCAAGCTAAGCCAATGGACATCACAACACGGTGAAGATTCAAAAGCATTCATTCGAAAGTCTGGCATCAGTGTACATTTTAAAACACCAATTGGTGGCAGTCCTGAACGTGGTTATGTACAAACTGACTTTATGTTTGTGCCCAATTTGGAGTTTGCAAAGTTTGCAATGGCTGCTGATCCGCACAGCAAGTACCGCGGCGCCCACAAACAAATTCTACTAAGTAGCATTGCTAAAGTACTAGGCTTCACTTGGAATCCAACTACTGGCTTAATTGATCGTGCGACTAAGAAGTTAGTTGACAACGGTGACGATCCAGATCATATTGCCAAGTTATTGTTTGGAGCAGGTGCGGATCGTACCAGTTTAACCAGTGTAGAAGCTGTACTTGCAGCACTAGAAAATAATCCCGAACGCGAAGCGTTGTTAGCAGATGCCAGAGAAACACTAGGTCGCGATGGAGTTGAGATTTAAAATGTTATTACGTCATATATTTGAAACTAGAATTGAAGTGTTAATTGAGGGTCGTGGTTTAGCGGCTCGAGTTCCTGGTGAGCAATTTAAGAATCCGCAAGGCGATGTAATTACATTCCAAAGTTTGGACTTCTTTCCGGAGCGCGGCCAATTTGCTTCTGCTGAAGAAATGCAAGCAGAGATTGCTGCACAAGGTAAGGGTAAAAATATTCATTGGAGCAACAATACCAATTCTGGTATGTTGGCCTTTGCCATTGCTACATTCACTGACGAGAACAAGAAAGCGTATTACCTAGGACGCTATTACAGAACAATCAGTCCTAATCGTGTACAAAACGATTGGCAACATAAAGACATTCCCGGCGGCTTTAAGTACCAAAGCAAAGCAGGACAAAAAGAAAATACAGGCTATAAGCCCAGCGAAGTATTAACACAGTTCAAAGACAACACAGTTGATTCTATCTCTAGACAAATTATTACCAAGTTTGGCCAAGGAAGCGATGAAGTTGTTGCTTTGAACGCATTTTTAAAAGCCAGCAAATTTCCTATTACATTCCCCAAGGGAAACATAAACATGACAGCGTTTCGCGACTACTTCTGCGAAATGCTACAGCCAATGGCATTGCTAATGGACAAGCCAATCAAAGGTAATGCCGGGGAAGCTGCTGACATCTTCTTTGGCAGCGGGGGCTACAAAGGTAGCACTATCAGTTTCAATAATAGCGTAACAGGTGGCTTATATGACAGCTTGTTGGTTAGCCCCGAAGGTAAGCAAATTAAGTTGTCAAGCAAGGGTGCAAGCGGTGCAAGTGCAAGTGTTGTTAACTTGCTAAAGAGTATTAACGAATTAAAGGTTGCTCCCAAAGGCGCAGTATTGCTTGAAAAGCACAAAGTAGTCGTTGAGATTCTAAAGGACATTGATGCTAAAGGCCACTTTGGTGCTCCGTTAAAACTAGCAGTAGACTACAAAATGATCAGTCCCGATGATGCTACATTTGCAATGACATTAAAGAAGTATGGTCCCGATGATCAAATTGATTGGGCCGGCCACACTGCATTAGAAACATTGTACAATGGACGCAAGGCACGTGATATGCGTGTTATTATTCCAATGGAACACATGATCAGTGCTATTGCTTATAAAGTTGCTGCTCACGTTAATGCCAATACAAACTTTGGCAATGCTGCGTCTGACATTTTAAACCACAGTGCATTGGTGCAGATGTACACAAATACATCCGAAACCAAGGACACAATCAGCATTGACAACTTCAATGCGGTATACCCAAGCGAAACTGTTACAGGCGTTTTACTTGATGCTAGTAAAGCATATATGAGTACGCAGGGTAAGGGCAACTTTACCTTCAAGATTCTCAAGAATGGTGCCAAAGAAGCCGATATAGCAGATGACGGTGATGCTACTGTTGCAGTACCGCAGCCTAAGAAAATTGTGCCTAAGGACAAGTCTGCAATGACTGTTACTAGCACCAATCGAGAGTTGAAGTAACCAAAATCAGTGAATTCCATAAATAGTAGTTGAGTATGACTCTACTTTTGTATATGGACATTCATGAAAAAACTTCTATTACTACTATTAATCCCAATTTGTGGCTATGCTGCCGAGTTGCAACATGGATTCAATAGCCCGTCGTTTTCCGGAATTGGTTACAGTACTCACATATTAACTATTAAACAGTTAGAAGACCAAGGCAAGCAAAATAACAAAAATGTAGCAGATTCATTGAAGGCGCAGGCCGAGCGTGATGCTGCTACAAATCCACAGGCACAGTTCGTTGCCAATCTACAAGCCCGCATATACTCGCAATTAGCAAAACAATTAACTGATAGCTTATTTGGAACAGCTGGTACTCCAGCTTGCACCAGTGCAACTGCTGGCGCAGTGTGCGGAGAGATTCCTGATATTGCTGGCAATAACATTACTTGGAAACTTGGCGTAGGTGCAGACACTGGTATGATTGTAATCACTATCCAGAATCTAACCGATAGTTCTCAGGTTACTATTATGAAGGTACCAAGCGGTACGTTTGCATTTTAATATGATCAAACTTATAGTATCCTTATTAGCAGTGCTTTTAGTAAGCGGGTGTGCGTCAACATCTATTATTAAAGGAAAACTAACCAATGAACAATTTGATGCTCCTGTGGTAGAACAGAACATATATCTAAAACAACAAAGCGGCGACTTAGCAGGACCAGCTGGTGGTCCATTAACTGTTGCAGTATATGGCTTCAAAGACCTAACAGGGCAACGTAAAAGTTTAACTAACATTGCAAGTTTAAGTTCGGCTGTGACACAAGGAGCAGAGAACTTTTTAATTAAGTCGTTGCAGGACGTTGGCAGTGATAAAAAATGGTTCATTGTTGTTGAACGTGTTGGCTTAGAAAATTTAATTAAAGAGCGTCAGATGATTCGCCAGATGCGTGAGCAGTATCAGGGTAAAGATGCAAAGTTGTTACCACCAATGATTTTCGCTGGAATCATTATGGAAGGCGGTATAATTGGTTATGATTCAAATACACTAACAGGCGGCAATGGATTTCGATTACTGGGCATTGGCGCATCAACTCAATACCAAAGTGATACTGTTACAATAGTTCTTAGAACAGTGAGTGTAAGTACCGGCGAAGTGTTAACGTCGGTTACAATTACAAAAACAGTATTAAGCTATATGGACAAACTGGGAGTATTAAAGTTTGTCAACGTAGGAACCGAGGCAGTCGAAGCAGAAGTCGGAACCAGTGTAAATGAAAGTATCAATAAAGCAGTGTCTGTTGCTATTCAAGCCGCTGTTGTAGATACTATTAAAGAAGGCGCTCGTAAAGGGCATTGGGGATTCGCAAAAGAATCAATAAAGTAAGATCTTGTGCATAGATCTTGCTTGTATGTTATATACTCTGGCGATTCAGAGTCTAAGGGCATAGCCCAGAGGAGCGTGAAATTTAACATTTCGCGAACTTATATTATGTTTGAAAGAATTAAACTACACAGATACATTGCAGTATGTGCCGTTGCTTTTTATGGCAGCATGGCACTGGCACAAGTAACAACGCCCACTGGCGCAAATAGTGTTTACATTGAGCAAATTGGTAACAGCAACAATATTTTAATTGAGCAAGTTGGCAATGCAAACAACATTGGCGGAACAGCAAATGCTACACCCAGCAGTTCCAACTATGGCACAATCACTGGCAACACCAACACACTTACATTACGTCAAACTGGCGACGGCAATTTGAGTCAGTACAATATCAAAGGCACAGACAACATTTATTCATTGGTTATGACCGGCAGTGGAAACAAGACAAAGTTAGATGCTGGCGATGCTAATACAAACAATCTGCGCAATTCAATAACCGAAACCATCATTGGTGATACTAACACTGTTACACAAACATTAGTGGGTAATGATATTACAAGTACATTGGCAATTACAGGAAATACAAACATTGTTAATAAAGAGATAAAGAGCAGCAATGCATCAAGTACTGTGACAATTATGGGTGGAAACAATACACTTGACATTCAACAAGTGGACATTTCAGGCGCACGTGGACATTTGTTAACTCAAACAGTTGCTGGAGACTTTAATACTATTACTACTCAACAGCAAGGTACAATCGACACCACTGTTAATATTTCCACTGCTGGCAATTCAAATCAAATTGTTGTTAGAACAAGTAGCTCGGCTATCGTCAATCCTCGTTAAGTATTATGAAGCTACTGCTAATTGCATTGTTGCTTATTAGTCACAGTCCACTTCATGCAGGGCCTGCTATTGGTGCAGTGTCAGAAAATAAAGGAACCAGCTGTGAAATCGAGCGCGGCTCATCTAAATTATCTGGACTTAAAGGTGCCGCAGTTGAAAGCATGGACACATATCGCACTGGCGGGTGTGTTAGCGATATTGTATTCAAAGATGATACCAAGGTTAAGATAACAGAAAATAGTCGCTTGGTAATCGACGACTTTGTGTACGATCCAAAGAAGGGTGATGCGGGCAAGTTGGTAATGCGAGTAGGCATGGGCACTGTTCGTTATGCGTCGGGACAAATTGCCAAACAAAATCCACAACAAGTTTCCATTAAGACGCCCACTGCAAATATTGCAGTTCGCGGCACAGACTTTACAATGACAGTTGACGAGACTGGTCGTAGCCTTGTGGTGCTGCTACCAAGTTGCAAAGATCAAATTGATGTTAAGACATATGAGCTTGAGGAGAATCGTTGTAGAGTTGGCGAGATACTTGTTTCAACTGGGGCAGGCGATGTACTATTGTCACATCCGTTCCAGGCCACATACGTTATAAGCAATTCTGTAGCGCCATCTACTGCATTTATTATGCAGACTGTTGAAAGTAAACTAAACAATAATTTAATACTTGCACAGCCCAAAGAAGTTGGCCGAGTACTTCGTGACGTGTCGGGTAAGACTAAACGTGACGAAGAATTGGAAGCATTAGAAACAGAGGCTGCCCGTCGATTAGCACAGGCAGTATCAGACAAGCGAGAAGATCTTGAACACGCACGAATTTTAATATTAGAAGATATGGCAGTAAAAGCTGGTTGCAATTCAGCAACTAGCGTGTGTGTCAGTTGGGATAATCCGTCTGAATCAGCAATACAAAATCGTGGCAAAGGTATAGCATTCCGTAATACTGAAAATACGCACTATGCCGAAGTTAAAACACAAGGCTATGCATCAAACACCACGGTTGCAATTAGCCACAACGATGTTGCAGCTTCAACTATCATTGGTGACGGCAGTGTTGGCGGGAATGTGATTAGTATACTTCAAAACGTTGGAGTAGCAAAGAGATAATGGGCGAGCTACATCTGTTACACATGTATCAGGCCTGGCAGCAAGGCAATGATAACTATGCACGTGATTGGCAAAGATTTGTCAGTCTGGCCGCAGTATGGAACAATACATCGTCGGACAACCTGCTATGTGAATTGAAAAAGTACAATTGGTTCAAAACATGAAACTTTTATTTTGTTGGATACTGATGTTTGTTACATCATTGAGCACCGCAGCTACAGTGTCACAGGCAATGAATGTAAGCAGCCAGGGCAGCGACTACATATTTGTTTATCGTGGTAATAACCCAACCGAATTTGATGCGCTGATAGCATATAATCCAGTTGGATGGACTGCTACATGTAGCTCAGGGCAGGCATGCACAGGACAAACAGCTACAATTATTAGTTGGGCAAGACCGGATCCAGATTACTTGTTTTTATACACAAAGAACAGCGACGGCACTGCATATATTCCCTCTTCTGGTGCATATTATTCATTCTCAAGTCCACCTGCTGCATGTTGCAGTGCTGGATCACCATCTGTCTTTGTGCCAAACAGCTATAATACAACTCGACTACAAACATATAATAGTAGGCCCATTGACCAGCGTAATGCGCAGATATACATTGAACAAATTGGATCAAATAATATCACTACAATTGAGCAGACCGGGACTAAAGATAACCATGCAGAGTACGCCAGCAATGGTAATAACAATACTGTAAACATTTTACAAACAGGCGATGCTACTACCTCAAACTACACAGATCTTGGAATAATTGGCAATGCCAATACAGTGTCAATTACGCAACAAAGCACGGGCGGAATCAAAGGTGCGTTTGTAAAAATAAATGACAACAACAATAGCTTATTATTATCACAAAAAGATAGCGGTAGCCATTATGCAGAAGTAACACTAAGCGGCAGCAACAAGAATGTAGATATTTTACAGCAAGGTTCTGCAGGCCATGTGGCAAGTGTAGGCCTAACTGGAAATCCAACTGATTTAAGTTTAACACAATCTGGCTCAACACAGCACTTCTACAGCATACAATTCAATTGTGCCACAGCAGGTGGTTGCGCTAAGATTACAGTCCAACAAGGACAGTAAGCTAAATATCTATACTATGAAACTACGAGATTCCAACCCACAAAATAATAGATTAGCTGAACAACAGCTAGACGAAATCAACATGAGCCCGTCAAGTCTAAAGCAATTGGCCAGCAAGATCAATGCTCGAGCAGGTATGGAATTTGAAATGATTGTACCTGGTGCTCAAAGTGATGATGATGATGACGACTGGGAAGCTGATTACGATAACGATGAACGTACACGTAGCTTTTCAGACATTGAAGAATTCTTCAATGATGGCGACTACAACAGCCGTGATCAAGTTCAACGCTTGATTGAAAAATTACAAGAACGCTATTACGAGTGGGAAAGCGAAAAGATTGACGAAGACTGGAGCAAAGACGGGGAAGATTACTTACGTGATTGGATCAACAATAACGAGTGGGTAGAAGAAGATAAAATCCGCGAACATTTAGAATCACAAGGGTTAGATGAAGAAGCTGTGGATGCTGCAATGGCTGCTGGTAATAGTGCGCCGCGTTACACCAAATTGGATGCACAACAGGCTGCTCGTGAAGCAGACGAAAATTACAATCACTACATGGAAGCAAAGAGTGCTACTGATGATGAATTTGAAGAATTAGTCACAACTGAATGGGAAAGCAACGGCAGCATGTACGACTCTGCGTTAGACGAGTACCGTGAAGAAAATCAAGGTACCGCAGATGAAGGTGACTTCTTAGAAGATGCCAGGTACCGCTACATGAGTGATATTTCGGGAGAGTTTGATATACAATGGCCATACTACACTAACTCCGGGGCCAGTGGCGAAGTCAACGCAGAATCTGTTGCTGAAGATTTTGCCAAAGCAATTGGACGAGAAGTCAAATCCAGCGGCTCTTATCACTCGGGCAGTGTGGCTCGTCCTGATGCCAGTAACTCGCACTATGTTGTTGAGCCTGACGGTAGCTTAACCGCAGACGACAGCGCAGATGGCGGTTTAGAGTTTGTTAGCCCAGCATTGCCTATCGCCGAATTGTTGTCTGATCTAGACAAAGTTGCCAAGTGGGCTGGCATGTATGGCGCTTACACCAACAAGTCAACTGGCTTGCACATTAACGTCAGCGTTGAAGGTTGGTCCGGCGACATGGGCAAGTTAGATTATGTCAAATTAGCATTGCTGATGGGTGACAATTACATTTTAGAAAAGTTTGGTCGTGCTGGTAATACCTATTGCAAAAGTGCAATGAACGAAGTTAAAAATCGTGTGAGTCAACGCCCCGAAGATGCAGAAGTATTGCTGGGGAAAATGAAGACAGGTTTAGATTCACTTGCAAGCAAAGCAATTCACTCGGGTGCTACTCAAAAGTTCACCAGTATTAACACAAAGGACGGCTACATTGAGTTTCGTAGTCCCGGTGGTGATTGGTTAGGAGAATATGCAAGCGACCCAGGTACAATCACAAACACCCTGCTACGTTTCGTTGTAGCACTAGATGCTGCTGTAGATCCAGAAAAGTACAAACAAGAATATTTGAAAAAGTTGTATGCAATTCTACAACCTAAAACTCATAATGATACCATGGCTTACTTTGCACAGTATGCCGCGGGACAAATGCCCAAGGCAGCACTAAAGAGTTTCATTCGTCAAGCACAGTTAGAGCGTCAAGGTAAAAAACCTGAGGTGCCGCAGCAAGAACCAAATTGGTATATCAAGAATCGTGACACCAATGAGATTGTTAAGAACTACTATGCTGCCAGTTCTGAAGAAGCGTTTAAATACCTAGAAGACTTTAAAGCACAGAACCCAGGTGATTACATGTACGGTAAGATTTCTGCTCCTGCAGCAACTGCAACGACGGGTGCGCCAACTGGCAGTGGCGAGTGGACTGGACAATGGCTAATTAAAGACGGCAGTGATAGAGTGCTACATACTTTTGGCGGTATTGGCAATAGTCAAAGTGATGCAAACCGTATTGCAATTCAATGGCTAACTAGAAACGGATATGGACACGGCACCGAAGTATCAGTTGTTCCAGAGATGAGATAACATTACGTAAGTGGTAAGCTATGCTAATACGTGAATTACTTGAGGCTGACATTAAATTGGGCAGCAATAATAATGCAGCTCGAGCATGGATTGATAAAGTCTATGCCAAGTACCCGCACACTATGCAAAACAATCACGTTATGGTATGGGGTTCAGGTGACGACCAGCAGTTTGCTATGTTTGAACTTGTTCCAAGTTTTAGTAAGCGCGGCGCAGTTGAAGTCAAATGGTTCCAAGCATATCCATTGCGTCAAGGTGTTGGCTCTAAAGCAATGAAAGAATTGCAAACGATGGCCCGTGAAGATGGTATTGCACTTACGCTATTCCCGTGGGACAAGGGACAAGTTAGCCAAGCCAAGCTAACAAAGTTCTATCGAGGACAAGGCTTTAAGCCAACTGTTAAAGGTGGCAAAGCAATGGCATGGGAAACAAGTGTGGCAGAAAGCTCTGGTGTTATGTTTTCAAAAATAATGGGACACGAAACAAGCGCAGAGGCTGCACAACAAATTCAACAACATGGATTTAAGAAATCACATACTGGTATATTCTTCAATGTAGGAGATCAGAATTACTCAGGTGGCGGTTATGGTGGCACAGTAGTAATGGCAAAAGTTTCGGGACCTGCTGATGACATTCTAAATTTAGATGATGACAATGACTTGCCGGACGAGTTAGATGAGTTTGCGGACGGTGAGGAAATTGCTAACTACGCCCGTAGCGAAGGATATTGGGCCTGGACCGATGGTGTGCAATTTGCTGTACTTGACCCAAGTCATATACAAGTTGTTAAGCAAGGTGTGGCGTAAACTGTAAGTTGCCAATAACGTCATCTTTGAAGATTGGTCCTACTACAGCAGTCGTAAGTACTGCACAATAATCATGTGTAACAAAAGGTTAGCAGGCCAGTAAATATTCTGCCGGGTAAGCATCTAAGTGTGTGCCGATGCCCAATTCTGTGAGTACACCACGGACTCGTATTCACTACCCGTCTTCGTACGGATGCCTTAAAACGGTGCCCCATTGTGGTTTCACGTTTGAATACTAGTATACAGGTTGAGTGCAGCGCAAGTTGACTTAGTTCCAATGCATCCATAACAACATATGACACCGAAGTTGTTTTAAAAATCGTAATAGGTCGGGTAAGGTACAGAGCCCAGAGATGCGGAAACCAAAACACCTATTGTCTCAGTGTGGCTGATCGTCTAAGCAAACATCTCATCCGGCATCCTTTACAGGGTGTCGTATGGCCACCCAATCTAGCAAAACTATTCATCTTAGTTCAAATTTTTCGTGTTAACCAAAACACAATACACAAATAATTAACCCGCAAAATTATGGAACTATTATACTTGCACCGTAAAATTTTATGATGCCGCAAAAATATGGTTAACAGATGAACGTACACTATATAGGACTCTAAGGGTAACTACGAGTCGTTCTGGTCCAGACTTATTTGACTTGACTTTCAGTCAAAAATGTGTTAAATTATAGTATGAAAAACTTTATTCCCGGTCCATTGAGTATTGCTTGGGTAGCAGTTACGGCTGTTATACTTGTGGCATTAAAAATCTCTAACCCTGTGCCTGTTGAAAGCATTCAACTCAAAGGCTTTGATGCACTACTGTCAGTTGACACTCCTGTTGATTCTGATAGTGTTGTTATAGTCGACATCGGCGAAGCCAGTATAGAACGCCAGGGACAGTGGCCGTGGCCTCGGCGAGACCTAGCTCGAGCAATTGAACAAATACAAGAACTGGGTGCTGCCGCAATTGTTGTTCCTGTTATTATGAGTGAAGCAGACCGTTTTGGCAGCGATCGAGATCTAGTTAAAGTACTTGGCCGCACCAACAGTGTTATTGCCCAAGCACCTACTACGCAAAACAAACGTCCTGACGCAGTTCGTCGTGGTGTTGCTGTTATAGGTGGTAATCCGTTAGAATGGGTGTACTCTTGGCCTGGCGCACTAAGTCCTTACCGGCCATTGGCTAATGCAGCCGCTGGAGTAGGTACAACTGTTGTTGCTCCTGAAGTAGATGGTGTTGTTCGACGCATGCCACTTATTGTGGGCGTAGGCGAAGAAATTTATCCCAGCTTGCCATTAGAAGCACTTCGTGTTGTTACTGGACAACAAAGTTATCAAGTTAAAATGAGTTCAGCAGGAATTGAAAAAGTTCGTATTGCTGGACAACCTGTTATCACCACAGACGAACGTGCCAGAATCTGGTTGCGTTGGAACAAGAACTTCACACGCTATGAACTATCTGAATTGGCCAATAAAAACGTAAATCTGCAGGGTAAAGTGGTAGTGTTAGGCTTGTCAGTAGAAGGCCTAGGTGGTATTATTGCTACACCGCGTGGTGAAGCCTGGGCACACGATATTCAAGCACAAACTGTACAAACATTGCTTGACGGTGATAGCCCTGTACGCCCTGCATTTGCCAATGCAATCGAATTGATAACAATTGTGCTTATAGCGTTTCTACTAATTTTCGCGATGCCTAGATTGCCTTTTTGGGCAGTGGGCACAGCACTATTTGCAACCATTGGCAGTGTTGTGTGGGGTAGCTTTTTTGCGTGGAGCAACTATAGTCAACTATGGGACATTTACTCTTTAACGTTTGCAGCCATTGTACTGTATGGGCATGCACTATTTGCACGTTTCGTACAAGAGTTCAAGCAAAAGCAACAAATCAAGAAACAGTTTGGTACATACCTAAGCCCTGCACTGGTTGCTAAACTACAGAAGAATCCAGAGCTGTTACAGCTAGGTGGCGACGAGCGCGAGTTAAGTATTATGTTCACTGACGTTCGTGGCTTTACTACAATCTCAGAACACTATGGTCGGGATGTACAAGGACTTACCAAGATTATGAATCGTTACATGACTGCAATGACTCGCAAGATCATTGACAATAACGGCACATTAGACAAGTACATTGGTGATGCACAGATGGCATTTTGGAACGCACCAGTTGACGAAGCACGTCACGCACATATGGCTGTTAAGACAGCATTAGAAATGATGGAGAGTTTAGATGAATTTAATCGTGAAGTTACAGCAGAAGGTATACCAGCTTTTGGTATGGGTCTTGGGATTAATAGCGCAGTTGTTGTGGTCGGTAACATGGGATCTGATCAGCGTTTTGACTATACTTGTCTGGGCGATGGCGTCAATCTTGCGTCCCGCCTTGAGGGACAAAGTAAGCCTTATGGCGTTAGAATTGTACTGGGACAGCGAACTGCTGAATTGGTTCAGGACCAATACCCGACGATAGAATTAGATTGCATTGCAGTTAAAGGTAAAACAGTTGGAGTAAGAATCTTTACATTAGGCACTACCAATATTACCCTGCATGACACATATTTGCAAGCATACTACCGTGGCGATTGGACTCGTGCTATTCGTCAATGTGAAAAGTTAATTGGTTTAGATAACGAACTAAAGCAGTATTACGAAAATATGCTGGAACGTATGCGTGAAGGCTTGCCAGCTAATTGGGACGGCACATATAGAGCAACAAGTAAGTAAATACATGATGATGCAATCCAATTACTTCTTTCCTTTAAACTTAAAAATTGATTCAGATGAAAAGCTCGACTTTACAAATACTGTATTACATGACCTTATTGAACAGTTTACAACATCTAATTCAGATCTAACTCACATTGGATCTAATTTAGCAATGCAATTTGCTCGCACCATTGACAATGTTAACGCAGTACTACATCCAATTGGGCTTATGGTTTACAAACCCACTATGTTTATGAGCAGCGGTAACATTATTGGCAAAAATATTCACTGTGATGGCATGATCGATCATGCAGGCAATATTGGAATGTTAGAAGCAAGAATTAACTTATATGAAATGTCATTGGGACAAAATTCTATCGAATGGTGGGATCAGTTACCTAATACTATTCCAGTTGACGACGGAAATGCGCCTTGGTGGAAAACCCCCAGACTGCTTAAAAATCAGGCAAGCGCACACCCGTTTGTTATTTGTTTGCCACCATTTAGACGCGACTTACGAAGCGGAAAAATAACTTGGGATCAAATTCCAACTCCAAATTTTAGCATTGCTATATCAAGTCCAAGTGCTGTGGTACGTACCAATCTGCCACACCACATTATTCAACAAGACGGGGTGCGTGTTACATTAAGTTTGAGTATTGCATTCCAATCTGGTGAATTAAACGGTGTATGGCAACATATTCAAAACAATATCAATCAACTACAATGACACAACAATTAGACTTTGACTTTTCACAAAAGCCGGCCCGCGATCCAGGTTACTTTTTTCCATTGACTCTACGTTTAGATCCTGTAGAGAAGGCGAACTTTATTAAAACAGCATTAGTACCGCACAGAGACAAAATAGAAGGTGCAGGATACGGATTATCGAATGTTGGCAACGCCGATCAGAGTTTCCCTGTTACTATTGCCAACACAAATGAGTTCTTAAAACCGCTTGGACTTAAAACAAGACGAATGACATTATTTTTAAGTGCCAAGAGTCAGACCAGTTGGGTAATACATTGCGATGGAGTCCGCGCACCTTCGGGTCCTGCTATGCTTGAAGCACGATTGAGTTATTACGAGCTGGCTGAAGAACCCGGAGCAATACGTTGGTGGAACTATTTGCCAAATAAAGGCATTGCTATTTTTCCGGCAAACGAACAATTGGGTACACAAGAGAGAATCAGTTGCTTTGCCGATTGTGCTGAACAACTCAAAGACGATAAACTAAATTGGGCAGATATACCGGCCCCAGATTTCAGTGTAGTATCGTCTGCGCCAAGTGCAATTTTACGCACCAATCGATTCCATCATGTAATACAAGGTCCGGGATTGAGAGTAACAGTTAGTTGTCAATTAGTATTTCCCGACGGCAGTCCAGAAGGTGTATGGGAACACATACAAAACAATATTCATAAATTAGGAGTTTAACGTGTTATATTTTGCATATGGTATGAATACCAACAACAATGCTATGTCTAAGACAAGCAAAAGATTAGGACCAGCAGTACTATTAGACTACAAGTGGGAAATGTTACAGTTTGCCAATGTATTTGAAACGCCAGGTGTTACAGCAATTGGCATATTATGGGAAATTGATGAAAATGAATTGCAAGACCTAGACATACGAGAAGGGTATCCAACATTTTACAATCGCGTTATGTCGTCAGTAGAATACAATGGAGAACTAACACAGGCCTGGGTATATTATATGACACCGCACTATAGAACAAAGCTGACTGGTTGTAAGCCAAGTCAGCATTATTACGATTCAGTGGTTGAAGGGTACGCCCAAAACGGGATAGTTATTTCTTAACTGGCTTAGTATCAATGTTAACAGCGTCGCGGAACTTTTCATCAGCTTCGCGATCTACTTTTTGCTGTTCTACTACACGTTCACCATCAATAATCTTGCCGCGTAAGTGTAGTACAACATCAACCTTTTGATTTAATCGTATTAAATCGTTGTCTAACATACGCACACGATCAATCAGCGCAATAAGCGTATTACTAGCAGCACTTAGCACTGGCTTAATGTCCTGTGTTGCCCATTGCCATACGTAGAATATCAAGTATCCCATGCCGCCAGCAGCCACAATTGGGAAGCCGTATTTGTTAATTAAGTTCGCTAAATCCATAATTTCTGTGCCCTGTTAATAAATCCTCATCTTCATAAACTGGCAAGCATACATGCCCCCAAGTCAATAAAAATACCGAGTGTGCTTCACCTTCGGGAATCCAAAAGCGTGTGCGATTCAGATGTGCTTCAAATTTAACTTTGTGTTCTTTAATCCAACGAATCACATTTATAAACTCTGGGTTCTGAGTCATTACACAATACTGTATCATTTTTTAATATCTTCGCCAATGTCGCGGACCAGACTAGTAAGAGAATCTACTTTAACCAGCATCGCACAGCCATTTACATTGACAACTTTAAAGTAGTCGCCAGCCCGCCAGCCTAATCGATCAATGTTTAATTCTTTGTCTAGAATAATTCTGTCTGGGTACAAATCCCAGTCGTATTCATAGTGCTTCATTAATCGCGTCTCGCATCGTTTTTACCGTCTGCTCGCGCAATACGTGATACATCGGGCTTTAAACCTAATGCATTGCTAACAATGGTGTCGATTCGGATAACATCATGGTTCATTGTTTTGACACGATTGTCTAATGCTTCAATGATATTCTTTAAGCCACTGACACTGGAAGTAACACCAGCTAGAATGAACTTCAGTGTCAAAAACACAAAGTATCCAGCGGCAATAGCGGCTGCAATTGGGAAGCCTACTTCTGCTACTAACTTGAAAAACTCACCCATCTTGGCAATCCTTTATCTATGCTGCTATTTATTAAAATAGATCAAAAACAGGACCTGTTTTTGAAACGGTAAATAGAGCGAAGGTTATTGTGCAAAAACAATAAATATATCTATGAAACTACGTGAATTAATAATGATGGAGGATGGTGACGCCAGTGTAGCAACCACGTCTAGCGACATCGCTACTGTGGCTTATCCTCTATTTGTACGTGGTCGAAGCAATAAAGAAAAACGCAAGAACGCACGTGCCGCTGTAGGACAAAAGTACGTTCCGGGTCCTAATGGAATTGGTACTGGTGTATTTGAAGGCACCTTAAACGAATTTGCTCCTGGTGCCGGAGATGACGGCGGGGGCGAGGATCCATACAAGTATCCTAAGCCAGAGCATTTTAGTCGTAGTATAGATTTCTTTGGTCGATTCGAAGCAGATCATTTTGATCGTGAAGACATGGATGACGCCAAGGGCGAGTTCAAAGGCTATTGGGATAAAGATCAAATTGCCTATTTCAAATTTGATAACCCCAAGCGCACAGGCAGCGATGACCCGGGTATGGGCTGGTATTATGAGCCCGAATCAACTGGTAGTGCTAGTGCTACAGCCGCACCTGCTGTTGACACGTCTGCACAACGCAAGCAGCAAGAACTAGGCATGATTCGTGCGTTTTTAAAATCTGGCAATCGACCAAATCCAGACAGTCAAATTGGTCGATTGATGAAAAAACATGGAATGGCAGAAGCACATGTATTAGATAATCAAAATGTCATCTATCGTTTAGATCGTGAAAACCCAATGAGCGATACTGAAGTAGCAGTGTTGGGTGGTGCTGGCCGTTATAGCTTAAAAGCTCTACGTGACAAAGCTCGTCGCGAAGCCGCAGAGTTAGCACAAGATCTAAGTGTAGAACACGGTGGCGCATTCCGTCGCAGTGCCGACAACATTAAACAACTAACAAACACAATAAATACTATCGTGGCAGCATACAATGAGCTAGCAAGATTAAGACGCAAAGGCGGACGCGGCAGTCGAGGCATCACTGATGAAGATGCTAATTTTATTAGAGAATGTATTCGTGTCGTAGAGCAAGCCACACAGAATTATCGCTTGATGGAAGGTTTAGTAAAAGAACCAGACCCTAAAGGATACGCTAAAAATACATTGAATAACCCCAAGTACACAGTTGTAGTAAATACACCCGGAGACTTAGATTGGTACAAAATTGGCACGTATTGGAATAATAAAGTAGTTGATCCCCATGAATTTGGGCAAGACGACAGTGACACTGTACTGGTTGCACAGGGTGCAGAAGAATATAAAGAAATGTTAGACAAAATTAAACGAATGGGTCTGACATACAAGATAATTGGCGGCACGAGTGATCAGCCAGAAATTCACGAAAAGAATAAAAAGGGATACAAATGATTCGCATTAGATTAATCAATGAAGGTAAAGTTGTTAAACAAATTACCAGCCGCTTACACGAAGGAGTAGTACTTGAGCAAATTAAAAAGTACAATAGTCCTTACGATACTGTTCAGATTATCGAAGGCGAACTAAGCGAAGATGCCAAAAGCATGTTGCAACATGTTGCCAAGAAAATTGTTCCGGCTGCATTGGCAGCAGGTATGGCAATGAGTGGCGCGGGCTCTGCGCAAGCACAAGGCGGCGCCAACCCCAACTATCCAGGTTTAAATCATTCAGTTGGCCAGCACATGACAGATATTTTTAGTCCCAACTACAAAGAAAAGATGCGTCAACGTGAATATGGACGCAGTACAGAGCGTCAAGTTTGGAACGCCGAACAAGATCAATTACGCAAGCAACGAATAGCAGATGCTCGTGCTCGTGCTGACGCTGGTCGTACCACAACTGGTGCTCAACATGTAGTGTATGATCAAAGCCGTATCAGTCAAGATGGCAAGTCATACATTATCTATGGCATGGACAACAAGGTTCGTCGTATTCCTGTGGCTGGAACCGAATTCATGGCAGCTGATAGCCAACGCCTGCCACACTATATCAGCAGCACTGGCAGCGTATTTTATGTACGTCACCCGCACGTTAAAGATGGCATTAGAGAGTCAGCTGGTACTAATCTACCACGTGCAACAATGACACGGGACAAAACTACAGGTAATGCTTCTATTCAATTTGATGGTAAAACGTTTACTCCGTCGGCACCTTTCACTAAAGTACCAGCGGGAGTTACAGGTACACGAATACAAGTGCCAGCTGCCGCATTTGGTATTAGAAGCATGGGTGATGTTGCTGCCTTAATAAGTGCTGATGGTACAGTATATGCCGAGCAGCCAATAAAAATTGTTACGTCAGGCATGAGCACAAAATCAGTAAAAGAATCTGCCGAGAACAAAGCAGAACATGATAAAGGTTATAGTGATGCTTCCCAAGGTAAATCTAAGAACCCATATAACCCAGGTAGCCCAGCGGCTGCTGCTTACAATGCAGGACAACAATCATACAAGCGACATTTTAGCGAAGGTTATACAGTAACTCGCGGAATCGACAAAGAACGCTATCAAGAGCGCCCGGGCTTAGAAGGCCCATTCAGTACCAAGAGCGGTAAAGTTGTTTACTACGATAAAAAAGAAGGCAAGTATTATGATCCCGAAACTGACTTTTACATTGGCCACGAAGACTATGCCAAGATGGATGAAAGCGATCCAAATGCTACAGTTGGTACTATTCCAAGTTCTGGCACAGTTGGTACTTCTGGTGGCATGAGTCAACGCACACAGTTTGCGCCAACAGGCAAAACAACTAACGCTAAGTTTAACAAGAGCGGCCAAATTGAATTAGACACTGATCCAGAAGCAGACGGTAGTGTTAACTTAGATGCCGATGCAGTAAAACAATTACAGCAAGCCGGAGTACAAATTAAAGAAGAAGACGGGCACAGTCCAGTGGCTTATGCTATCACTCGACGCATTATGACTCAGCGTGTGGACTTGCTTAAAGATTACGGGCCAGTATTGGTAGGTCAAGCCATTGACGAAGTTGCGGACTTTGTTGGTGACGTAGAAGAAATTGGTAGTAGCGATGTATCAGGTTGGGTAAAGCATGTTGAACAAATGTTGCAAAGCAATCCACCAGAAGCGTTCAATGAAGCCTGGTGGAACGGTTGGGACTCTGGTGACGCAAATTCCTGGGCAGACAATTACAAAACTGCGTACCCAGAAAAGATCAAGGCCATTGTTCAGGGCGGCGGCATTGGCCAGCAACGCACAAATAACGATGTTGCTACTGCACAACGAATCTTACTACAATACTGGAAAGAGCAAGGTGAAAATCTTACTCAAGCTCACATTGAAAAAGCAAAAGAACAAATTAAAGCTGATGTTGCTAAAGCGCAAGGATTAACTGAAGGTAGCGATACATTAGAAGGTATCCTAAGCAAGTACAGTGCAGACTATGCCAAGTTTAAAGCTGGCGGCGACATTGATGAAAATCAAGACTTCTTTGATGCACTGTATGCTCACTATGCTGATTCAGGCGAAATGCCTTACGGTATACAAAAAGCTCGCGACGGTGACCCTTATGAGTGGATTACACAACGTTTAGATCAAGAAGCAGGAATGCAGCCAGTGATAGAAAATTTAGCCGAAGGTGCAGAACAAATGACTCCTAACTGGGCCAAGTATGTACTAGACCAAATTTACAACAGCAACGGTGCAGTTACTTTAACTGACCTGTTTGACGAAGGAATTCCGGGACTGCATGACATGTTTGTGGCCACTGCGCAGGAACATGGTCTTGACCCAGAAGAAGATTTTGAAGATGTTCAACATGAATTAACTGTGGAATTAGAAGATATTATCAAAGGCGGCCACGGCTTAGACGAAGCAGAAGAAGATGAAGCTACTCCCGGCGATCAAGCAGCCGCTGATCAAAATATCATAATGAAAATACGCAAAGCCAGTGATAACAACAGACCAACTCGTATTGAATTGGCCGACGGTTCAGTATCAGTAATTGCGCCAAACATTGCAAAACAACTACTGGCCAAGTTTGACAAGATGAAACCAGACAGCAAAGCATTGTTGCAAAAGACATTGAATACTGAAGAAGGTTTCACAGAGATTTTAAATTACTTTGGTGGCGGTGTTCGCGAACAAGCAGCAAGTCGTGCGGCCCGCATCATGCAATCAGCAATGGTTGAAGCTGGTGTATTAGATGATGTGCGAGCAAGAATGGATGCAAGACGTAATCCGCCTGCAAAGCCAGCAGCTACACCTACTACTCCGCTGCCTACTACACCGCGCCCTCCAGTTCCACCATATGAAGCACCTGTGGCGCAGGCTGAAGTTAAAGCAGGCGACATAATTGGTTATAGATTCCCCGGCTCAAAAATGATGCCTATCAAAGCCAAGGTACTAAAGCTAATGAGTGATGGCACTGCAATGGTCAGCGTCTCAAGCAAACGCATGATTCAAGACAACAATGGCAGTCCTGTTATTAGCATTGGCCCTTTAAAATCTCTTGAGATTCAAAATCCATACCAGGAACTATCAACAAAGCCAGCAGCTTCCAATTCTCAAGTAGCTGTTATGAAAGAAGATACCGAAGATTGGTTGCCAGCATACAAAGCATTGGCCAAAAACAACGGAGCTCCAGAATCTTTAAAATTTAGCGATGCATACCGTAATATTATTTGGAAGAAGCAGGTAGCATTGGTTGCAAAAGCCAATAACATCAGAGACAGAAACAGTTTGCAAAAATTAGCACAAGACTATTCGTCTGAACCAGACAGTGACGAACGTGCGCAGTATTTGGCTTACGAAATTGAAAAGTTAGTGTCACAGGCACCAAGTATGGCTGAAATGCGTAAAGTATTAGCACAACAACCTGACACAATTCATCAGCAAAACATAACTGCTATTCAAAATAAATTGGATTTAGAAAATGTTCCAATGCAACATGAATTGTCGATTCAGGCATTGTTAAACAAAGTTGAATTAGATCAAGCGGACCAGAAAGAGTTGTTGGAACTTGATATGGAAGCACGTTTAGCTATTGTTAAAATGAAGCAAGATTTAGAACTTGATGCCAAAGAACGTTTAGTTGCAATTGAGCGTGAAATTGAAGATCGTAAAGAACGTGAAGATATTCGCAAGCACGATTTAGAAATGGCACAAGCTGGTTACAAGCACGAACTTGCTGTTATTGATGCTACAGCCGAAGGTGAATATAAGAAAGCCAAACTAGAAGCCGACTATCAACTTCATATTAAACAGCTGGACAACATTGACAACGCTGAAGAACGAAAAAGCAGACTTGAGTTACTCAATGCTGAAAAAGCAAAACAGTTAGCAGTCATTGATTCCGAGACAAAAGCCAGAGTCGAAGTAATGCAAAAAGAAGTTGATGTTGAACAGCAGTCAAGCGACATTAAAATTCAAAGTGCATTTATGATGGCGTTTAAAAACATATGGGCTGATTCACTAAGTGCTGCACAAAGTGCAGCCGGACAAGCATGGGATGTAGGTATTGCCAACGTTAAGAAAGCATTGGCAATGATGTCTAAACCAATTATGCCAACTGCCCAAAAAGAAAGTCGTTATGATCGTCGCGATGCTGGTCAACGTGATTATGATTCAAGCGTAGCAAATATGGGCAAGCGTCAATCTTATGCTTATCAACAAGACGGTGGTGCCAATGACGAAGGTTGGGACAAGCCAGAACGTTCTTACCAAGCTCCGCAGGAAACATACTATGTTCGTTTCAAGGATTCGGGTAAAGTATACAAGCAAAAAGGTGTTCCAAAGAGCTTTGCAAACAAAGCGGCTGCAAATGCCTATGCGATTGCAATGATTAAAAACAATCCTGCTCAGCAGGGCAACATTCTGTTATCAGTATCTGGCGAAGACAAGCCTACTGCATAAACTATATTATGCAACGAAATTGCCGCAAATTGCGGCAATTTCTTTGACTTAAACTACTGGTAAGTATATCTATGGATGTTATACTTTTAAACAGCGGCCCAGCAGATTTTGGCAAAATCTCGCCTTATAGAACATTGGGCGCATATAAAATTGCACACTATGCAAGAACAGCTGGTTACGATACTCAAATAATAGATCATCTAATGTTTCTAAGCGAAGAACAGCTTCGCGCTTGCTTGTTAAAGTATGTTACAAATGAAACTTTAGTTATTGGAATTAGCACTACATTCATGCAAGATCCAAGTCGGCCTCGCAATGTACAAATGTTACCAGCACACTTGATTACAGTGCTAAATGAAATATCCGAGCAGTTTCCCAATGTTAAATTAATTTTTGGTGGCTACGCAACCAATCTTGTTACATTAGCAACTGGTGTAGAATACGTTAAACGACCCTACGCTGTTATACAGCAATATGGGGAAGATACGTTTGTTGACGTATTGAATCATTTAAAAGGAATTGGTAAAGAACCAAATTGGACTATCGCAGGCGTTGCACCCACTGGCCCATATAAAACAATAATCAAACAATACGCAGCGCCGCTCACCGTTAGATTTAACATTGAGACTGATGCCTTTAAGTTTACAGAACATGATGCTATTATGCCCAATGAAACACTACCAATTGAAATTAGTAGAGGTTGTATTTTTAAATGCAAGTTTTGTAATCACTTGTTATTGGGAAGAGGTAAACTTGACTATCTCAGAGATTTTGAGTTAGTACGGCAGGAGATGGTACATAATTATGAAAAGTGGGGCACTACTAATTACTATGTAATTTGTGATACATTTAACGATACCGAATACAAAATGAGGGAATGGCACAAAATGGTCACATCGTTACCTTTTAAGATCAATTGGACTTCCTATTTGCGAGCCGACTTATTACATAGGTTTCCTGATGTGCCGTACATGTTGGCAGAAACAGGACTGTTTTCATGCTTTCATGGGATTGAAACGTTGGGAGAGCATGCGTCCAATGTCATTGGAAAAGGCTGGAGTGGAAAAGGGGCTCGCGAATTCCTCCCTAAACTATATCACGATATTTGGAATAAGCAAGTATTTCAAACTTTGAGTTTCATTGTTGGACTGCCCGGAGATACTGCGGATAGCATTGTAGACACTGCAAATTGGTTTAATGACAATGACTTGTACAATATATCATGGCACACATTAGGTTTAAGTGCAAGCGGAGTCAAAAATGCAAGTGAATTTGAACGCAATGCAAAGGATTATGGCTACACTTTTACAGGCAAATTCTCCTGGAAAAATGATCTTTGGACCAACCTAACTGCTGGTGAATTTGCCAGCACAACTCTATCAGCAATGACTGATCCATATAATGCAAAGCATGGTAGTTGGAAAATTATGCAGTTGCGCCAAATTGGCTATACCCACGAAGACTTTCTTAAAGAAAATAATAATTTGTGGACTACTGCTGAACAATACAATCGAGGACGATCACTGATTGATCAATATGTAATCAAATTACTGGCACAGTAATAAATACATTTAATAAGGAATCATAATTTATGAAATTCACAGATTTAGGCGACACGGGCGCACAACTCAATATCAAAGTTGAAGCAGCACCTGCAGGTGTTAAATTAGCAGCCGGTGCAGCAATGGGCGCACTCAGTGGCGCTGGTGGACACATTCTCGGAGCAGTATTTGGTCCCATTGGTAGTATTGCAATGGCGGCTGCAATGGCACATCAGGGCGCAACGCTGGGCATGAAAATGGCCGACGGCATTTGGGACTTCTTTAGCGATAAGCTGGGCGGTGATGATAATGCTGAAGAGTTTGCAATGGCACACTTGACTGCGTCTGCTAAAGGTTTGCCAACATTTGATTATCGTGGTAAAACTTACAACGTTAAAGTACCACAACAGCAGGCTCGTGCTGCCGCAGTTGAAGTTCGTAAAGTAACTGAAAGTTTGACAGAGCGTAGACAGCAAGGTCTAGTAGAATTTGCTCCAGCAGGCAGCGGTGATAGCGGCGACGATGGCTTCGATGAACGCATGCTAAAGCAGTTGGCAGCACAGTGGTGGAACGGTGATGAAGATCCAAAAGCAGAAAAAACATTGTTGGCTGCAGGTTGGGAAATTGGACAAGATGAAGGCTATGACAACGGCGGCGTATTTGTGGTGCAAGCAGGCGACGAGCATGGTAAGAGCTATATTAGCTGGCCAGCAGAAGAATTACAGCAAGGTGTAGCGGAGGACCAAGGTCAAAATCAACAATGGTCCAACAAAGACATGGAGAAGTTGCGGGTTGCTACCCGAGACTTTGATGATATACTATCTGCTAATGGACCCGACGCATTCAAACAAGAGCTTATTAAGAAACGAATTAAAACAAAACCCATGCCAGGCCCTAAAGGCCAATTGCCCGAGCAAGGCGTTGTTGAAGGCTCCAATGATGGCAGAGATAAATTCTACTATCAACGCAACAACATCTGGAGAGTCATGGACGGTGATGACCTAGTGCAAGAATACACACCAGACCGTTATGAAGTTGTTGGTGCTAAAAAGCTATTGGCCCGTTTTGACGATGAAGGTTATGATGTTGACCGTGTAATTAGCCCAATGGGAACTATCACATACCTGTATGGCAAACCTGAAGAAGACATAGACGAGGGTGTAGCAGAAACTTTACCATTGAATGATGCGCTAAAGCTATTACGTCAGTATGGTGCTGAAAATTTAAAAACAACCAGCAACGAATTGCATTTTTACAAAAACGGTCGAGCATTCAGTGTCGACTTGGTTATGAATCCCGACGCAACTCGCAGTGCAAGTTTAAGCAGTTTAAATGCAGCAACTCGTGGCTTAAAGGGACAAGGTGTGTCGGAAGATGATATTGAGGAAGCCAGTTTAGCATCCATGCGTGACTTCTTTAATCAACCTGACGATTCAATTGCTGTCAATCGCGGTCCTGCTGTAGCTGGTAGAAATCCAGCAGGCATTCCAAATGAGATTCAAACATTAGTAAACAAAATGTATCATGCTGGAAAGATAAGTCCGAAAGAACTTGAAATCCTTAGAGACTTCCAGCGTAAAACTAAAATCAACGTTGGCATTCGAGAAGCTGATAAAAATCCATATGCGATCGGCATGAGCCAAGCTATGAAAAGTACAGGTGATAAACCACCATTAAAGAAAAGCACAATCAACAAGGCACATGAGATTGCTCGCGCAGTCAAAAAAGGCGAATAACAGGAGATTAGTATGATTGAATTGAATATTGATATTTTAGTTGAATGTTTACCAGAAGCTAAACGCAGCAACTTGGAAAAGTTTGTAGAAGGTTTAAATGAAACATTTGAACACTTTGAAATTGACACGCCAGAACGCATGGCCATGTTTATTGCACAAACTGCACACGAGTCCGGCAACTTTGCAGCCACACAAGAAAACTTGAACTACAGTGCCAAAGGTTTGAACGGTACATTTAAAAAGTATTTCCCTACTGAAGATTCAGCAGTACCTTATGCACGTAAGCCAGAAAAGATTGCTAATAAGGTATATGGTGGCCGTATGGGCAACGGAGCCGAAAGTTCCGGTGATGGTTACAAGTATCGCGGCCGCGGTGTTATTCAATTAACTGGCAAGGACAACTATACTGCATGCGGTAAAGCATTAGAGATGGACTTATTAACTGATCCAGATTCGGTAGCAGAAAACCCAGTTGCAGTATTAAGTGCAGGTTGGTTCTGGAACACACGTCGATTAAACGAGTGGGCTGACAAAGGTGACATCACCACAGTTACTAAACGAATCAACGGTGGTACAATTGGTCTTGCTGATCGTAAAAAACATTACGAGCACATTTTGGAAGTACTTCACGCATTAGAAGACTAAGTAATATTAACACGGCCCCAACCTCTGCGGATTAATTACCCAAGCACGTTGGGGTTTTTCTTGGCCGCAAATTCTTTAACAGCGCATATAATAAATAAAGTATGAGCGAAATGATTTGGTACTGCGATCACAAGAATGACAATCCGTTTGAATTGCACAGCTACCTACAACAGTTTATTACCAATGACACTGACAACATAGATCATTTTACTGTTCAGCCTGCAATTGATTTGACCATACTTCCTGAATTTGCGTCAGACGTAGTAGTTAAAACATTTCCTGACTATAAAAACAATTCTAATGGCGTTGTTGTAATTGGACTCCACGGAGGATGGGACAAGATAAAACTTGAACTGATTACTGAATGGTTTAAGTCAGATCATAATAGACTTCGAGCCTGGCGCGATAGTACTTGTCGTATTGTACTTGATTACAGTATGGAAGGCTTTGGAGAAGAAGCGTTTGGGGACTTATACACCTGGAGTTGCAAACATAAATTAGAAGATAGATTAATATATGTGTCAGGCGATTTGAACATACAAGATAACTACCAAGTATGGTGTAGTCGACATCGAATTCATCCAGCAATGCTTGCTGCATATTATGGATACTTTGCAGTGTGGGCAAGTAGACAACTCAGGGCCACTGCACAGACTACTGCCCGTAAGCGTTATATGAGTTTAAATCGTAGGCCCCACTATCATCGTATTATGATGATGACTATACTTGAACGCAGAGATTTAATTGAGCACGGTACAATCAGTATGCCGCGTGACTTTGTGGAGCCTGACATAGGATGGGCTAAAGATCAATGGGACTTACGTAGATTATGGGACGAGTTGAAAGATTTACAAATAGGATTCTTAGATCGTTACGAAGATGCATTTCAGACGTTGTATAAACGTCTACCTCTAATAGCCGACAGAACAGACTTTGAAACCAATCATGCACTGGACTTTAATACAGACTTATACAGCGAACATCCTGTAAATCTTGTCACAGAAACACTGTGCTTCACTACCAGCGCATTTGCATCAGAGAAGATTTGGAAGCCAATGGCTGCTGGCCAAATATTTTTGGTACTAAGTGGGCCACATTACTTACGGGGTTTACGACGACTTGGGTTTCGTACATTTGCTCCATACATTAACGAAGAATACGATGAAGAGCTTGAGCCTATTGCTCGTGCTAATCTGGTAGCTCGTGAATTGAAACGACTGATAAGTATCACTGACGAGGAATTTGGTGCAGTAGTGGCTCAATGTCAAATAGTACTTAAATATAATCAACAATTGGTTATTGATCAGGCTAAGATAAAAGCAACAGTTGCTCGTGACTTAGTACGCACATTAGAAGGTAAACGTGGACCCAATTAAAATTCATTTGAACAAGATAAAGCAACAATTAGACACTGTTAGCAGTAGCTATTGCGTTGCCAAATGGCAGCAAGTTACAATCCATCTTGCAACAGGACAGACACATTCGTGCCACCATCCAGCCACACATCATATTCCAGTAGAGGAAATTACTGCAAATCCAAGTGCGCTGCACAATACCAAGTTCAAAAAAGAACAGCGTAAAAAGATGCTGGAAGGTGAACGTCCAAGTGAATGCGACTACTGCTGGAAAGCTGAAGATAGTCCCGGACATCACTTTTCCGATCGTGTTCTCAAAAGTGCTGACTTAGTTTGGGGGCAACCATTTTTAAAGTCGTCGTCACAGATGCCCTGGGACGCAGATGTTACCCCTGCTTATGTAGAAGTTTCATTTAGTAACGTATGCAACTTTGGTTGTGCATATTGCAGTCCAGACATTAGTTCTACAATCATGCAAGAGGCCAAACGCTATGGCCCAGTGTTACTTGATGGTGGGCGTGTTGATCGTGACATTATTAAGTTAGAGCAACAAGGCCGCATGCCTATCCCCAACAGGGAACATAATCCTTACATTGAAGCATTTTGGAAATGGTGGCCTACACTATATCCCAAGCTAAAAGTATTCCGTATTACTGGCGGGGAGCCGCTGCTGGCCAAAGACACCTTTAAGGTATTAGACTGGATTATTGCCAACCCCAATCCCGAACTCGATCTTGCCATCAACAGCAATTTGGGTGTAGATGAAAAACTACTAAACGAGTTTTTAGAAAAAGCCAACTACATCCAAGAAAACAATTTGGTAAAGAGTTTAAAGATCTTTACTTCATGTGACACCTGGGGCAAGCAAGCCGAATACATTCGTACTGGCCTAAATTACAAACAATGGTATCGTACATTGTGGGACATTACACTACGTTATCCTGCGCTGAGCATTACAGTAATGGTGACGTTTAACTTGTTGAGTATTCCACGCTTTGAATCATTCCTACGTGATATGTTGGCACTGCGGCAAGCCCCAAGTGTTAGTATCAATAATTCGGGCATGCGTGGGGTTGGATTAGACTTCCCGTATCTACGTCATCCACGTTACCTAAGTTCGTTACTGGCAGATCCTTATATGCTGGTATTACTTGATCGTTGTATTCAGTTTATGCGACACAATACTGCAACATATCAACATGTTGATTACCATGATGGATTTTATCCACACGAAGTTGACAATTTACAACGTGTGTATAATATTGCTTCAGCCGAATGGCAAGACAGCACGGCCAATAAGGTAAGTAGACGTGACTTTTATTTGTATATTACAGAACACGATCGTCGTAACGGAACTGACTTTAAAACAGTATTTTCAGAAATTGGATATTTCTACGACCAGTGCAAGCGAGAATACGAAGAGTCGCAAGCTGCACGAGAAGCAGCAAATAAAGACAAAGAAGAAACATGAAACGTGTAGCAATGATTGGATTAGGTAAGCTAGGCTTACCATGTGCCGAAGTAATGGCTGAACATTACGATGTGTGCGGATATGATATCAACACTGTAGACCCAACACTGACTGTAGCCATCAAAGGTTCCGTTGAAGAAGCTGTTAAAGGTGCTGACATTATTTTTGTTGCAGTACCTACTCCACACAATCCACAATACGGCGGAGAGACTCCGATCAGCAACATGACGCCATGTGACTTTGATTACACACCTGTTATCAAAGTTTTTCAACAAATCAATCCGCATGTGACACAAGATCAACTAGTTGTTTTAATCTCAACAGTGTTGCCCGGTACTGTACGTGATCAACTAATTGGTTACCTAACTAACGCACGTTTCATTTACAACCCATATCTTATTGCTATGGGATCTGTTAAGTGGGACATGGTTAATCCAGAGTGTCTTATCATTGGTACAGAAGATGGTAGTACAACAGGCGATGCACAAGAGCTAATTGAATTTTACAAGCCGCTAATGCAGAACGAACCCCGTGTTAACGTAGGCACATGGGACGAAGCCGAAGCTATTAAGATTTTTTACAACACATTCATCTCAGCCAAGATTGGTCTTGTCAACATGATTCAGGACGTAGCAGAAAAGAATGGCAACATCAACGTAGATGTGGTAACAGATGCGCTTAAAGCTGCCACACAGCGTATTACTGGGCCACGCTATTTGACAGCCGGCTTAGGTGACGCAGGTGCTTGCCATCCACGCGATAACATTGCTCTACGCTGGTTAAGCGGCAAGTTGGATTTAGGTTATGATATGTTCCATGCTATCATGAGTGCTCGCGACAGTCAAGCGCAGGCGATGGCAGGTAAATTAGTAAAACTTGCACAAGAAAACAACCTCCCGGTTGTGATTCACGGTAAAGCATACAAGCCATATGTTCCTTATACAATTGGCAGTTATAGTTTGTTGGTAGGGCACTTTGTTGAACATGCTGGTGTAGAGTTGTATTACGTAGATCCTCTCACTGGCGATGATACAGTTCCTGCTGGTCCAGCAGTTGTGCTAATGGCACACAATCCTGCTATCACGTATGCTGGGACCGGAGTTGAAGTAAAGGCAGATGAATTTTACTATGACATTGCCCCCGGTAGTATTCTTGTTGATCCGTGGCGCACAATTAAAGAGTTTCCAGGTTGCAAGGTAGTACACTATGGCAATCCCAAATTTAGTTTGCCAACTATCAATGGACGTATTTTAAATCCTGTAAACAAGTGCAACATCTTTGTTGAGTTGTATTCGCAGTTTAAATTTAGTTCTGACTTGGCCAAACCAATGACATATTTTGCATTGGCACCTGTAGAAGCAGTTAACAAAGATTTGGTGGCGCAAGACTACATTGTTTCATTGCGGGCTCGTATCAGTAAATTTAATCCTGACGATCGGATTGTGTTTATCACACCACACGAAGGTATGATTGCTCATGCATTTATGTGGCAAGAACGTTTGTCTAAATTTTGGCCTGAATTAACAAAAGACCAATACTTCTATGCCAATGAATTACAAAGTACAGGACAAGCATTATCATTGGCTAACAAAACGACAGACGATATTAATCTGTTAAATTTTGTTTCAATCAATAATTGGGTAGATAGAGACATTGCAGTCAATCATGCGTATGAAAACAAAACAGCCAACTTTTTAAGTTATAATCGTGTTATCAAGGCACACCGTTGCCACTTGGTAGGCGAAATGATCCTGCACGATCTTGTTGACGGAAATATGGTCAGCTTTGTACCAAGCGGAGAGCTGTACCCAGGTGTAATTAAAACTGCAATAGAAGTAGCAGAAAACTCACTGTACTTGCACCCAGATGTAAAGGCAAGAATCTTGCCAGTACTAGACAAGCAGTTGACCATTGACGAATATGATGTAACACAAAATGGACCACAAGTCAGCAACCATTATGAACAGGCATTGCTGAGTGTTATTGCAGAAACTACATACGAACACGGTGATGTGTTTATCAGCGAAAAAACATTTCGTGCTATTGCACACGGACATCCTTTTATTATTGCAGGTCCTGCAGAATCATTACGTGTTCTACGAAGCATGGGATTTGAAACATTTGACGGCATCATTGATGAGTCTTATGATCAAGAATATGATGCCAACACTCGTATGTACAAAATTATCAAAGAACTGCAACGTATCAACTCACTCGAAGACAACGAACGATTTAACTTGTTTCATAAGCTAATGAACATTGCAAACCGTAATAAAGAAAAGTTTGATTCAACACCCGGATACAACAACGGCACATTTTGGACTTTTGTTAAGTCCTTGGCGCAGTAATATGCTGTTTACAGGTGTCAATAAATCATGTTTAAGTGGTGGCCAAACTTTATACTATAGCGAATATCATTAGAATTGTTGGCACCTTGATGCCAACTGTGTGGATTGTTAGCAGAGTACCATCCTTGCCCAAATGCACAAGACATCATAATTGGAAAATTACCATTACCATCTCTGTAAAATGTTGTACTTTTTTCTTCTATTACACCTTGATTAAAGAACACCATACCTGCGGTAACAGTTTTACGATTATCTAAATGTATACCAGTGTCAAATCCCGGCCAGTCTTTACATGCTTCACAATATGGGCTTGTGTTTAATTTCAGTTGTTCCAAGGTGTAACCAGCCCACTCAGTTTGAAAATTTGGATTTTCCCACATGTGCTCTAGGAGCTTGCTCTGAGACTCTCGTATATCCTGGCAAAATTTAGATATCACAGGCAAATGATCAATATCACTGGCTGTTTGTCTAAGGTTAAATTTTGTTTTATTGATTGCGCCTGTGATATGTATTTCCTGCCATTCTAGCTGTTCAAATTCCAACCCATCAGGAACTTCAATTTCCAGCTGATACAGTAGCGGGCGCGGCTCTGATATTAACTTAAACATACGGCTTCCCCAATCCTAAATTAATCAATCACTATAACTACTACTTCTGTATAGGTAGTTAGATAGTATTATGAATTATTTATGCATTCATTGAGGTTTGCCTCTAGTGGTCCACCAGAGTATTGTGTTCTATCGCAGAGTAGACTTTAAAGGTCTTTGACCAATCGTTGAACAATTTCTTCGCAAGTGAGGATTTCATTTGCGTGTTCAATCCCTTTGCCAATAAACACATGGCCAAGACTTGGGCTACGTACACCCATTGCCAGGCTTCTGGTATTATTCTGATTATCTTGATTTGTGTATTGGTTAAAGACAATGGCATTTTGACTGTCAGACAGTGTCTTACCGTTATCTAAACGCTTAACATCAGAAGCACTTGAAGCTACCAATTTGAGTTTTGATTCTGTGGAAATTTTACTTTCGGTAGAAACTGCAAACATAGTGCCAATGCCCACAGCAAATGCTCCACGATCTACATAGTATTTCAATTGCTCGCTTGTACCTACACCACCTGACGTAATTACATGTTGGCCCGGGTAACAAGCAGTAAATTTATCAAATAATTGTGACAATGTTTCGCCTGTCAGATTGCCGCGCCCTGCGCCGTCAGGACCTTTAAGGACAATGCCGTCGGTATCATCAATTATATCAGTTGCGTGTAATGTCTTGGTAAACACCATAATGCCATTTGACCGCAGCCGAAAAATTGCCTGCGGCAAAAGCACATTGCGGCGGCGTTCATAGTCTATGTGCTGATCTTCTAATATAATTTCAACTGCCCCAACGCGATAGGTTAATAGTATTTCTAAAAAGTTTGGTATGTCTAATATGCTTTCGGTGCTAAGGCTAATTAAAATTGAAGTATCCCCGACTGCATCTAAATATCTTTTGAGATCAGCTTCAAACAAGCTAAGAGAAATAATTCCAGTCTTGGCATAATAATTAAAAATTGATAGGCTAGGCAAGCAGCCGGCGTTTCGGACAGCAATTGCCAGTGGAACATCTGAGACCTGATTCATTGCCATACAAGCAATAGGATATTTGGTGTTGAAGATTTTGGTAAAAGTTTGCATACGATATTTATTCTGAAAAACCAATGGTGGATGCACCAATAAATAATCATATGAAAATAGTAATTGCAACTGGCGGGTTTGATCCTGTTCATTCGGGACACATAAAATATTTACAAGCGGCTCGCGAGCATGGCGATAAGTTAGTAGTTGGCTTGAACTCTGATGCTTGGCTTGAACGTAAAAAGGGCAGACCGTTTATGACATTTGAAGAACGCAAATCAGTGCTTGAAGGACTACGGTGTGTTGACGAAGTAGTTGGATTTGATGATGCTGACGGTAGCGCAGTTAAACTATTAGAAACTATACAGCGAAGTTACTCTTATGCTGAAATCATCTTTGCTAATGGTGGCGACCGAACTGCTGAGAATATTCCTGAAATGAGTGTTAAGAATATTTTGTTTAAATTTGGCGTAGGTGGGGATAACAAAGCCAATTCCAGTTCTTGGATCCTCGAAGAATGGAAAGCCCCAAAGACTCGTCGCTTGTGGGGTTATTATAGAGTACTGCATGAAGTGCCAGGCACCAAAGTAAAAGAACTTACTGTCATGCCCGGACAAAGTTTGAGCATGCAACGTCACGAAAACAGGTCTGAATATTGGCACGTAAGCGAAGGCAGGTGTGTTATCAACTATAAAGAGGCTCAACTAACACTAGAGGCCCATGCCAATATAGCAATCCCTGCTGGCTCATGGCATCAGTTGTCTAATCCTTTTGATCAACCGTGCAGGCTCATTGAGATACAATTTGGCACTAGTTGCGAAGAATCAGATATCGAACGAAAAAGTTCTTGACAAGCAGCGTTGGAACGTGTATACTTACTTGGTAAGACATTAACTAACGGAGATTTATATGAGCTTTTCACCAGAACAAATTGCAAAACTGAAACGAGTGATCCAAGAGGGGATTCAAGTCAAGCGTGAGATTGATGATCTTAGCGTGGGCCTGAAAGAAACAGTTGCAGCTATTGCTGAAGAAATGGAAATTAAACCAGCAGTACTAAACAAAGCCATTACCAAAGCATTCAAAGGCGACTTTGACAAAGACCAATCGGACTTTGAAGCAATGGAAGAGATCCTTGAAGTAACTGGCAACAAAGTGTAATGCTTCGCCTACTTGCAAGCGTAGGCAATTACATCCAAGCGGATTGGCAAGAAAATCCTGTACGTTGTGTACTTGAAATTCTTGCTTGGTTCCTAAGTATAGGTTGTGCATTTACAATGATGCTGACTGTACCAACTCCACCTTTCTTAATCCTGTACCCACTGTTTATATTTCAGTGTGCTATTTTTGCATGGGCTGCTAAGACTCGCGGTAGCGTAGGTATGCTGGCAAACTATTTGCTTCTTGTTACAATTGATTCAATTGCTTTGGTAAAAATGTGGATGCAGTAATGAAACAAAAAATCAGTGTACATCATTGGCGATATGAAGATGGTTGGCACACTGTGCCTGCTATCCTTTTAAAAAAAGGAGAGCCAGAACGAGAGTTTCGAGAAGAAGTTGTAGGCTGGCACTGCTGGGTATACAGCAAAGACCATCATGAGTTTATCTCCTGGATGGAAGAACATTGCCCCGGTGCTGACTGCACGCCTCGATTCAATTCTGGTGATCCAATGGTCACTGTGACCATTAAAAGCAAAGATGAGGCAGCATATTTTATGCTGAACTTTGATGTCTGACAAGTGGTTAAAATATAATTTGTTCATTGGCGACGCAGTTGAAGAAGATGTGTACGAATGGCTCAGCGAAAACATTGGCCCGCTACTGATGACTACGCAAGCAGAGTACGACTACTTTAAAATGTACCACGGTGATCATGACTTGTGGATCATGCACTCGTGCGATGTAAGTGATGTTAACAGTAGTTCATGGGACACAGTAACACAAGTCAGCTTTAAGAATAAAGAAGATGCTATTATAGCCAAGTTACGGTTTGGTGGTGCCATCCAATGAGCTGGCTTGAGCCAAACTATTCACTACGAAAAGGTTGGGGGCATGTTGTAGCTCTTAAAGATCCGTACCAGGATCACTATGAGTTCGGTACTATAGTTGATACTGAGGCAGTTGATGCTATCCTAAAATGGACCGAAGAAAACGCAAATGCCGCCAGGATCAGCTACGATACTTGGAAATTTAGGTCGCGTGAAGATGCAGAACAGTTTATAATGCTGTATAAGCTAACATGGACCTGATATGGCTGTACCTGAAAAATTTGACCTAGACATTGAAACATTTACAGAACTTGTAAATGGTCCAATAATGAGCTGGCAAAAAGAAACGCTCAACAAAATGTATGGTGGGATCAAACGTGGGGAAATGATGACGTTTGCATCTGGTCGCAACACTGGTAAGAGTATGCTTACTGCTGTCATGCTTGACAACCTTTGCAAAGAAATCATCATGCCATTATCGCCGGTACCACCGTTTGAAGTGCTAACAACTGCTGATGTTGATGGTGTGCCTTGGTACACTGTTTCATGCCGCAAAGAAGTTTCTATTTGGATTCGTGAAAACGGCGTAGAAGATCAAGAATGGTACAGTCATATCGACAGCAGGTGGGCCTTGCATCGCAATGTGTTTGACGTGTCGCAAGAAATGTTTGCTATGACTAAATTAAGGTGGGGTGTATGAGAGTATTAAACAAACGGATTTGGCCACACCAGTTTCAAATGGCTGTAGAGAACATGGAAGCCAACGATGATCGCATCATTTGGCTCAAGAATAACTTACTTCGAGATGACTGGCGCTTTAACGAAAACAATTCTACATATTGCTTTGCCAATAAAGATGACGCTGTGATGTTTAAACTTGCTTGTTCATGATTCACGTGACTTTGCCATTTAGACCATTCCGGGAGCCACTTGATTGGGCCAAAGAAAATTGTCCCAGCTACATTACTAACGATGTTCATCAGGATGGGTACTACACATACGACAATGCTAAAATTGACTACTTCTTTGGCGAAGAAGAAGATGCAATCATATTCAAACTTGCTTGGTCATGACAATAACTTATACTACAAACGATGCATGGCCTGGAATTAAATTTCCTCGATTGCATAAAGTCACGTATGCCAAAACTGTAGATAATGTGCAAGCACAGTATCAAGTAAGCTACAAAGACCGTTTGGTTAACGAATGGCTTAAGACAAACTGCCGTAGTCCATACTACCATAGTCCAGGATACTTAAAAGAAAAGTTTATACAATTTGAATGCGATGAGGAGGCAGCAGTGTTTGCGCTGACATGGGCATGAGCAAGTTAGAAATCAAAAAGCTATTCTTTTTCCCGTCGGGCAGGTACATGCCTTGTGGACTAAACATCATTGACCAACTATGGTGGAGATTTATGCCCGGCGTTGTTATCAATGTTGCATGGCCCAACGGTCTAGTTAAAGTTGGGCCTGGCCATAGAGATGGCTGGAGTGGGTATGGTCCAGAATTTGAATACGTTGACAGTGCAGACCCAAATGATCACTATCGTCCTTGGATGGAACAGCATGTGGGTCGTCAAGGATGGGATTGGAACTGGGGCATGGCAAATAATGATGCTTCGGATAATCGACTTACAATAAAGATTAGGCAAAAGCAGCATGAGTATGCTATAATTGCAAAACTAATGTGGAGTTAACATGAATGAAACACTAATTCTAATTGCATTGCTTTTTACCAAGCATTTTGTAGTAGACTTTCCGCTACAAAAACCTTACCAGTACCTAAACAAAGGAACATACGGACATCCAGGAGGCATCTTGCACTCCGGACTACATGGGATTGGCACATACGTTTGTTTTGTCTGGTTTGCACCCATAGCCGCAATCTACCTGGCACTAATTGATATTATTGTTCACTACCACGTTGATTGGGCTAAGATGAATATCAATAAAAAGTACGGTTGGGGTGCAAATACACATGAACAGTTTTGGTGGTTGTTAGGCTTAGATCAATTACTACATGCTATAACATACGTTGGCCTTGTAGCACTTGTAACTGTATGATTATTAAAACTGCGGTGCAACAACAATGGCACCAACAATGGAATACTGACGAAATACCAGTTAAATCTGCCGAAATACTCGCCAAAGCCTTAGTGGATGATGAAATTTGGTACACTGTAAAATGTACAAAAGAAGTAGGCGATTGGGTTAGAGCACAACCTAACCATCATTGGTACAATCACATTGATCGCCAGTGGATACATTATCATAGTATATTTGACATGCATCACGAACTGTATGCGTATCTTAAACTATCATGGGGTGTGGAGTAACTGTGAAGAAAACTGCAACTCAAGTAATGGAAGAACAATACGCTGACAAAGCTGCAAAGATCCTGTCAGATGAAATCGACTGGGAACTTATTTCTGATATGATGGTTTCAGTTGGATGGACCAAGGTTGAACTACCGAGATTCTCATTACACGGGCCAACACTTGATATGAACAACTGGATGCACAATGAATGTCGGCATCATTGGAAACACCGCGGCAAGACTTGGGTTTTTGAAAACAAAGATGAGGCGGCACTGTTTAAGTTAACATGGAGTTGATACAAGGCGAGGGTCGTATATATGGCGCACGATATTATACTGCCGAGCCAGTCTGGAGTTGGGCTCCGGGATGGTATAATCAGTATTGGAATGATATAGTAACATGGTGCGTTGAAGAGTATGGCCCTACACCCACTGATGTAGTTACTCCAGGTGCAAAATGGTATGCTAACAATGCAAAGTTTTGGTTTAGAGAAAAAAATGACTTGGCATATTTTATACTACGCTGGGGAAAATAAAGGAAAAATATGTACGAAGAATTCACTTGGTCAAATGCAAAACATGATCCAATGATAGTTGAAGTTAAACATCACGGTCGTGTGATAATGCATTTCTTCATTGGTGAAGCAATGGAAGGCGCTGGTCGTAAACGTGTTATGGCTCATGTGCGCGAATGTGATCATTCACCTTGGCTCAAAGAATGGCGAGAACATGCTGAAGCAGAACTGCTTGACAAACTTAAAGATTAGTGCTATACTTGTATATGACCGAAGAAATTAAAAAACAAGAAGTAATGGATGCATTACACGAGTCTGGCAATGTATTCCTTAAAGCAGCAAACGAATACCAAGACATGGCCAATTCGTACTACTCAAATTTAGAACCCGAAGAACAACTATGGGCATTTTGTGCAGTAGTTGAAAAGCTGGCACAAGGTGAGCTTGATGAGAACCGTAGCTATCGAGGTATCTTATACGAAACTTTTGGTTGGGGTCCAGAGGCCTATGCGGCTGCTCAGCATGCTGGCTTCCTGGGCTTACATAATAGCATTTACCGATTCGAAGACCTAGAGCATGTGTTCAAAGAAACACTTAAAGAATTAGAAATCAAAGTAGATGACGACCGATTGTCTGAAGCACTGGCTAAACACTTCTACTAAAGAGAAATACATAATACATGTTCATTGACGCATATCACGACAAAAAGAAAGAGCTCATCCACGTTGTAGAACGTGTAGATGGCAAGAGAGTACTCAAGCAGTATCCAGCCAAGTACGTGCTGTACTATCCTGACAAGCAAGGCAAGTTTGCTAACATTGCTGGTGACCGTGTTAGCCGAGTCATGCTGGGCAATGCCGCAGCCTTTGACAAAGAAAAGCGCATCCACAGTAACAAGAAGCTATGTGAAAGCGATTACAAACCGCTTAACCGTTGTCTTGAAGAAGTGTATGGTGGGCAAGATGGTCCTGATCTTCATGTAGCATTTTTTGACATTGAAGTTTCATACGACAAAGTAAAAGGATTTGCTCCACCAAGCGATCCATTCAACTACATTACAGCCATTACCACTTATCTAATGTGGATGGATGTCAACATTACATTGTGCCTAAAGCCTGATGGTATGACTGAAGCAGTGGCCAAAGAGATTTGCGCCAAGTTTGAAAACACAATCTTATGCGACAATGAAAAGCAAATGCTGGACATGTGGCTTGAGCTGATTGATGATGCTGACGTATTAAGCGGCTGGAACTCTGAGGGCTTTGATATTCCATACACTACCAATCGTATTACACGAGTGTTAGGTAAAGAGCAGACTCGCCGTATTTGCTTGTGGGACCAATATCCCAAGCGCCGCGAGTTTGAAAAGTATGGTAAGGCTTTGGAAACATATGACCCTGTTGGTCGTGTTCACCTTGACTATCTTGAACTGTATCGCAAGTACAACTATCACGAACTGCCAAGTTATCGACTGGACTATGTTGGTGAGATTGAACTTGGCGAAAACAAAATCCACTACGAAGGCACACTGGATCAGCTATACAACAATGACTTTGAAAAGTTTATTGCTTACAACAGACAAGACGTATTGCTGTTAAAGAAGCTGGACGATAAGTTGAAGTTTATTGAGCTTACCAATCTGATTAGCCATGCTAACACGGTAGGACTTAGAGCCACACTGGGTGCAGTTGCAGTCACAGATCAAGCAGTTATCAACGAAGCTCATAGCCTTAACATGGTTGTTCCCGACCGTCCTCGACGCAGTGAAGATGCCAAAGACAATGCAGCCGCTGGTGCCTATGTTGCTGTACCTAAAGCAGGTATGCATGAGTGGATTGGCAGCATGGACATTAACTCGCTGTATCCATCGTTGATTCGAGCGTTGAACATGAGTCCAGAAACTATCATTGGCCAAGTTAGACAAACTCGAACACTGGCAGGCATTGACGAGTTTATTGCTGAAGGTAAAGGCATTGCTGATTTCTGGGAGGGCAAGTTTGCTTGCTTTGAATACGAGTCAGTGATGGCACGTGACATTGGACAAACAGAACATATTGACTGGACAGATGGCACCAGTACACAAATGAGTGCAGCTCAAGTGTACGACTACGTGTTCCATGGTGGCCAACCATTGATGATCTCGGGCAATGGTACTATTTTCAAATACGATACCAAGGGTGTTATTCCTGGTCTACTAGAGCGTTGGTATGCCGAGCGTAAAGTGTTACAGGCCAAGGCCAAAGAAGCCTATGGCACAGATATGTTTGACTTCTGGGACAAGCGACAGCTAGTTAAGAAGATTAACTTGAACAGTGCTTATGGTGCGTTGTTGAATGCAGGCAGTCGATTCTTTGATCAACGACTAGGACAGAGTACTACACTATGCGGACGTCTTGTTGCACGTCATATGGCAAGTCAAGTTAACGATTGCTTAACTGGTGAACATGACCATATGGGCAAGGCTATCATTTACGGTGACACTGACTCTGTTTACTTTAGTGCGGTTCCTGTATTCAAAGAACAAATTGAGCGTGGAGAGATTGACTGGACCGTTGATAAGATTATTGAGCTATATGATGCTATCTCTGATCAAGTGAACGATACCTTCCCGGCGTTTATGAATAGTGCGTTCAACGCTCCGGCTAACCAAGGTGAGATTATCAAAGCTGGTCGAGAAGTAGTTGCATCCAAGGGCATCTTTATGACCAAGAAGCGTTATGCTGTTCTTATCACAGACAAGGAAGGCAAGCGCAAAGATAAGGATGGATCTAAGGGCGAATTGAAAGCCATGGGTCTAGATATGAAGCGAGCAGATACTCCCGAGTTTATGCAAAAGTTCTTAGAAGAAGCACTTACTATGACACTGGAAGGTGGTAGTATGGAAACTGTTATGGCTCGCGTCAAGCAGTTCCGGGAAGAATTTAAAAGTCGCCCAGGTTGGGAAAAGGGTACACCTAAGCGTGTAAACAACCTAACTAAACATACTGCTGTTTATACAAAAACAGGTAAGTGCGGAGTTGGCCATGCTATGGCAGCTATTAATTGGAACCGTATCAAAGAAGCATTTGGTGACAGACGTAGTATGGACATTACAGATGGACAGAAAGCCATTGTGTGTAAACTAAAGAATAATCCAATGCAAATTAATTCAATTGCTTATCCAATCGACGAGATGAATCTACCAGATTGGTTCAAGCAATTACCGTTTGATCATGGAGCAATGGAAGAAAAGATCATTGACTCTAAGATTGAGAACCTTTTGGGTGTACTTCATTGGGACCTAAATCTAAGTAAAGATAGAGGATTTCTGGATGATGTGTTTTCATAAATCACTTGACTTTCAAAACTTTTTAAACTATAATTGTAACATAACTGGAGAATATAGCAATGCTAAAAGATATCGTGCTTGATGTAGCAAAAAACATCGCAAGTCTAGGAACCTTTGACGAGATCCTAGTTGAACAAGACACTGACACTACTAAGTTTACAGCGTATCCCGAAGACTCTACTATTACTGTTCTTGCCACCAGCAAAGATAAAGTAAATGAATTTCCGGATGCGTTTGGTATGCTTAACTTGGGCTTCTTGGTGGGTCTTAGTGGCTTGTATCGTTCAGAAGATAGTAAAGTAGCAACAGGTACAAATGCCAAAAGCGAAATTGATCGTTTGGCATTTAGCGGCGTTGATGGAAACAAAGACGAGTATCGTTTGACTCCTACTAACTTGATGAAAACAAAGACACGTAGTTTCAAAGGTACTACATGGGATGTGGTTGTTAAGCCAGCTGCAAACAAGATTAGCGAACTAAGTCAACGTGCAGGTTTGTATGCGGCTATTGATCCTAACTTGGTTGCCACTACAGATAACGGCAAGTTGATCTTTACCTTTGGTGGTTCAGCAGGTGGTGGTCACTCGGGTAAGTTTGTGTTTGCAGACACAACACAGACATTGAAGCGGCCAGTGACCTTGCCAATCCAAAGTTTATTGCTTGCACTAAAGACAGCAAGCCAAGGTACTCCGATTATCAGTATCTCAGAAAAAGTTGCCAAGATCGAATTTGATTCTGGCGTTATTGCATACGAATATCTAGTAATTGCACAGCAATGACAATCGACTTAACTAAAAGAGCAATGGAAGGCAACTATGCCTTCTACTTGCCAGCCATTAGTGGATTTTACACTAAGACGCTGGGTAAAATTGCTGCTGACCCAAACTTCTTGCCACCTGGTCGTGTGCCAGCAAAGTTTGAAAAAGGTATGGCTGGCACAAACTTTTTAGATCCCGAAAACTCCTACTACCATTATGGCGTAGCATTGTACTCAGCAGGACATGCTGACCGCAACTTGACACGCTGTGATGACAAAGAGCCTATGATTCACAAACGTGATCGTAGCAAAACAATTATTGTTGGTGACAGTTCTGGATTCCAGTTGGCAACTGGTGTTATCAAGATGGATTGGGCTAACATTAAAGGTACAGCCGGTGATAAATTCCGTGAAGAAATTCTACGCTACCTCGAACACACATCTGATTGGTCAATGACACTGGACGTGCCTGCGTTTGCTGCGGTGGCACCATATAGTGCAAGAACTGGGCTTACCAAGTTTGAAGATACATTGGATATCTCAGTACACAATCTTCATTACTTTATGAAGCATCGTGTTCCCGGTGCTACCAAGTTTTTAAATGTGTGCTCTGGTAGTACTCCAGATAACTCTAAACTGTGGTACGACACTATCAAACACTTTAGTAAGCCAGAATCTGTTGAGGAAATGGGCTATACTAAAGACCGCACACTTGAAGGCTGGGCATTTGCTGGTATCAACATGAAGCACATGCCGTCGGTGTTAAATCGTATGCTGGACTTGATTGAAGATGATTTAATTGCTGACAAGGATTGGATTCACTTCTTGGGTATTGGTCGACTAAAGTGGGCCTGCTACTTGACAAGTATCAAGCGTCAATTACAAAAGCATTATAACCCCAACATCAATATTAGCTTTGATGCTGCAAGTCCATTCGTGGCAGCAGGTGGTTATGCATTGAGTTACAATTACAATTACTTTACTCCTAACAAGCTAACTTACTCCATGAGTAAGAGTGTTGATAATAAAGGTATGAAGGGTTCGCAGTTGGAAATGCCGCATCAAGGTCCTATCATGGAACGATTGGTTGCAGGTGACATTTGCTACCTTGGTCCAAACGACCCAAATAAGAATGGTAAAGTTGGTAAAACAAGTTGGGACACTTTGTCTTACTTGTTTATTATGGCGCATAATGTTTACAACCATATTCAGGCCGTGCAAGAAACTTTGCGGCTTGCTGATATTGAATATGCACGTAATCCTGGCGTAGATTATCGGGATGCAGTTGGTTATGGTAAGAAGGCTCCTAACCTAAGTGAGTTTATTCCAAACGACATCTTGTACTTTAACAACTTTGTTGAAGTATTGTTTGATCCAGCTACATCTATGGCAGACAAGCGTCAGATGATTTCTGATAATACAACGTTTTTGAACTCAATTAGCTTTGGTGGAGTTGAAGCAGCCCGTAAAGCAAAGAGCAACGACATCTTTGATACCGCAGAAGAAGTACCAGACGATGACGATATGGCAAGTTTAGACAATGAAAAACTAATGGACCTCGAAGGAGACCTTGACAATGACAATTGAACGTGTTGCTCCAGATTTCTTTACCGGAGTAGAAGTCGAAAACTCACCTGCCAAAGGCATGCGGACCTTGTTTGTAGTTGGCATTCAACCGGTTGACATCATCATTGCAAATGTGTTACACTCTAATGCACAGCACGTTTATATTGGTGCTAATATGAGCTTACACAATTTGGCAAATGATGATCACGATGGATGGAGAGAATGGGACCGAATGATTGAAGGTGTGCTAGAGTCTGGTAAGGTTGACTATGTCACTGTGGACTTTACTGCGGGCCAAGTTGAAGGCTTTTTAGAAAGCCTGGCCAGTGAAGACAATCGTGTGATTCCAATGATTTCGGTCAAACTACCCTATACAAAGTTGCTTAACTACAATACAACGATTAAAATCGACGACAAGGATTTTAATGCGACGAACCCTGGTGTATGGTGCCTTTCTTTACATAACTTAATGAATAGAGAAGCGTTTACACCTTGGCATGCCTACGTAGGCGATAACCCTGTAACAAAGGAAACAGAATGAGCGAAGAAGAAGTTAAAGTTGGAAGTTTTAATAAGCCAACAAAGAAACCAGTCCCAGGTGTCAGATCAGAACCCGAAGCAGTTCCAGCAACCAATGATGAAGTTGTAGCAAAACTTGATGAAGTGTTAAAGTTTATGCAAGCAATTGATTGGAAGATGTGGGTTTACTTAAAAGCAAACAACTACATTGACTAAGGAATGGTTATGTCACAAGACATGATTTGGGTTACCTTTCGCAAGGAAGGTGTTCATAGGTATCCGGCGGCACTTACGGATCCTAAGTTGGCAACAGGTGACGAGTATGATGTTTCTTTTTTAGGGCATCCTCATCGACACATGTTCCACTTTAAAGTGTATCTCGAAGTGTTTCATGATGATCGGGATGTTGAGTTTATTCAGTTCAAGCGTTGGTTGGAGAATTTATATAACCAAGGAACGTTGGCATTGGATTACAAGTCCTGTGAAATGATGGCAGATGACCTACATGGTCAGATCTCATCAAAGTATACAGATCGTAAAATTTGGATTGAAGTTTCGGAGGATGGCGAGAATGGATGCCTCAAGCAATACGCTTAACAATCACGTTAAGTTCAATAATGATCGCGGCAATCGCGACAACCGAGCCCCACGTGAACAACGTGGCTACAACAACAATGCCCAGTACCAACCTCGACGTGCTGGTCTAAACATCAACCACATCAAGTTTGATCTGTTAAAGATCAGCGAGTTGTATGATGGTGTGCTAACTGCGGACTCTGGGCGATTGCCCCTAGAGTTTTATAATCAGTACCTTACTGATTTGTGCAAAGCGGATATGATTTTCTCATATTCAATTGATGATCCAGAGCTTCGTACACACGAAGCAAGCGGTGACCGTAGTTTTACCTACACGGTCAATATCCAAAGCGGCCGCGAGCGGGCTATGAAGGCTCTAAAGATCCACGTTGGTCTTTACAAGAGTGCATGGAACCTGGAAACGGTTCATCAAGCAGACGGTTTATGTTGCATGCCTAATCGCCTGTAATACATAATGGCAAAGCAACGGTGTAAAAGCCGTTGCTTTTTCATTTGTACTTTGCTATAATATCTAATAAAGGATTATAAATGAGAAAACTATTTTACATGGGACTCGAGCCTTATGAAGGCCGATACACACTTCAACTCCAGCAATGGAATGAGAGTGTTTTTCGCCGCCGTGGCATCGACTATGTTGTGGTGCCCGGACAGACTATTGACAATACTCGAGCAATCAGTGTAGGACAAGTGTTAGACGCACATGGTCGAAGCTACTTTGGTATGAGTCAAATGATGAACTTGGTACAAATGATGCGTAGCGGTGAGGTCACGGGCCAAGACGTTGTGTACTTTGAAGACATGTTCCAGCCGGGCATTGAATCGCTTCCATACATTATGGATCAGATTCCTGCAGAACAGCGCCCGCGTGTATTTGTGCGTTGCCTTGCACAGGCTATCGACCCTGATGACTTTGTTCATGTATGGGGTATGGGCAAGTGGATGGGCTTGTATGAAAAGATGGTAAATGAATTTGCTACTGTATTGGCTACCAATGAAGAAATGGTTGCTCACATGCGTATTGCAGGTTATGAAGCACCTATCTATAATATCAGTGGACTTGCATTTGGCAAAGATGAAGTCATTGAGCGAGTTGGTGGGCCCGCTGAGATTCGTAGATTTGATCAAAGAGCAAAGCGTGTAGTGTTTGCCGCACGTTTTGATCAAGAGAAGCAACCAGACTTCTTTATGGACTTGATTGAAGAATACCATAGACGCAATCCTGATAGTGGTGTAGAGTTTGCAGTACTAAGTGGTGGCCCGTTGCGCAGTAACAATTCCAAATACTTGGATCGTGCATACCAGTTGGAAGCAGAAGGCAAGTTAAAGATCCGCAAGGACTTGAACAAGAATCAGTACTATGCTATTGTAAATGATAGCCGTGTGTTGTTTAACTGTGCGCTACAAGACTGGGTAAGCAATACAGTGTCAGAAGCTGACGCACTTGGCTGTAACGTACTGTATCCTGCTTATCGTAGTTTCCCCGAGACCTTTGCAAATGACCATACTCGTATGTACATTCCATGGAGCATGGACGATGCGTTGGCAAAACTTGATGTGCTGTTGCATCAACCAAGTCCTAACATGGGCAAGATCAGTGATTGGAACAATGGTACCATTGATCGCATTATTGACATTATGGAAGATACTGGTGAACAGTGGAATCGTGCAGGTAATCGCTATCGCGATCATGTTGCAGGAGCAAAGTACAAATGACAGATAAATGGGTTGCCATTACAGGTTGCAATGGTTACATTGGTGGCCAAACGGCATTACGGTTTAAAGATCTTGGATACAAAATCCTTGGAGTAGATCGTAATGCCACCGCTCCCTGGATTACAGAGCAACTGGATCAAGTTATTAAAGGAGACTTTAATAACGCAATGTTCATCAATTCTTTTATTGACAAAAATCCAGTAGCACTTATACATATTGCTGGAACAAGTTTAGTGGGTCCAAGTCTACTAGATCCTGGACCATACTACGCCAACAATGTCGGTGCCACTGCCAAGCTATTGGCCACGCTGGCTGAACGTGGCTGGCGTAAGACTGTGGTGTTTTCATCCAGTGCCGCAGTGTATGGCGAGCCCACTGTTAATACACTTACCGAGTATAGTCCAACACTTCCTATTAGTCCGTATGGTCATAGTAAGTTAATGGCTGAACAGGTGCTTCGTGATTGTGCAAAGGGATATGGATTTAAAACTGTGGCTCTGCGTTACTTTAATGCATGTGGTGCAGATAGTAAAGTTAGACACGGACAATTAAAGGCAGCCACCCATGTGATTGCTCGCATTATGGAAACTATTGTTAACAAGGGCGTGTTTACTCTTAACGGAACTGACTACCCAACAGCCGACGGTACGTGTGTGCGCGACTACTTGCATGTTGAAGATATTGCCGAAGCACATTTCCTTGCTACCAAGTGGGGTGAAGCAGTTGAAAAAGGTACGTCAGTTGAATTGAATCTTGGCTCAGGCCGGGGAGTAAGCATTACCGAAGTTATCAATTCAGTTGAGCGTATTACTGGTCGCACGGTGCTGGTACATAAGGGTCCAATGCGAGCAGGAGATCCTGCTACGTTGGTTGCTTACGCTGATAAAGCAAAGAAGACCATGGGATGGACTCCTGCTAATAGTAGTATTGACAACATTGTAAAGACTGCATGGACTTGGTATAACTCTGCAGAGTACAGGGGCAGAGCATGACAATATATAATGTTCATGACATTGGTGGCGAAGTAGTTAAGGATGATGACACTTATGTTATTAAGGATAACAAGACACTAAAAAATCTTGTGCTTAGTTCTACTAAACTTTACAAAAATCAAAGTACACGTGGTCATCAACATCCAGGCCAAGAAGAAATATATTTTTTTGTCCAGGGACGTGGTCAAATGATCATTGGCAAAGAAAGTGATAACACAATCGAAGTGAATCCCGGAGACATTGTCCTAATTCCAGACGGTGCATTCCATCGTGTAATTAACAATGGCGACATGAATTTGATTTTTAACTGTGTATTTGACGGCAAAAGGAATCACTAATGAAAGTTGGATTTACTTGCTCTACCTTTGACTTGCTACATGCTGGCCATGTGTCTATGCTACAAGAAGCAAAGACTAAATGTGATTACCTGATATGCGGATTGCAAAACGATCCGACACTAGATCGTGCTACAAAAAATAAACCAGTGCAAACTATTGTAGAGCGTCAGATGCAACTCAAGGGTAGTCGATATGTTGACGAAGTTTGGGTTTACAACACTGAAAAAGATCTTGAAGATTTGCTATTGACTTTACCTATCAATGTGCGTATACTAGGAGTAGAGTACGAAGGCAAAGAGTTTACTGGTAGAGAAATTTGCCATAAACGAAACATTGAGCTTTACTTTAACGGTAGAGATCACAGCTTTAGTTCAAGCAGTTTACGTAGACGAGTATACGAATCTCAGGTAGAAAAGGACAACAATGAAAATAAATGAATTAGAAGGTAGCATCAATGATGCTTGGTTTAAGTCTGGCAGCTTTGATACATTCAAAAAGCCAGCACAAGAAAAGTATGAGATTGCCCAACAAGCAGGAACTGTACAGACTCTTGAAGGCCCTGTACAGTATGAAGCAGGACACTATATCATGACAGGTCCAAAAGGAGAGCAGTATCCTATTACTGCTGAGAAGTTTAATAATCTCAAAGATGATCTAGGCAATGGCATTGCTGTTCCTAAGAAGATTCCCAAGATTGCCAAACTTGCTGACCATGATGGTGTTATACATACATCATGGGGCGACTTGAACTATACTGCTGGTAATGACTACATTGTACGTCATGGCACAGGCGACTATGGTGCTGTGAAGAAAGACATCTTCGCACAAACATACGACACATCAAAGGCCTAACATGCAAATTAGAGTAAGAGAAAACCCAGAAGAATTTGGTGCATGCGGTTGTGGTCGTAGTCCGGACGGTAAGTGCCGTGGTTGGCATGGCCTAACTGAAGAACAGTACCAAGCAGCATTGCAACAATACGAAGAACAATTATTTGATGATGGAGCAGGAATATGACCGCAATTGTAGTTTATAGCAAGGATCATTGTCCTTATTGCGACCAAGCAAAAGCATGGTTAGGTAGTAAAGGTTTTGATTTCACAGAACATCGGGTAGGCCATAATGGCTTTACCCGTGAAAACTTATTAGAAGCTGTTCCAACTGCAAGAACAGTTCCGCAAATTATCATTGATGGGAATCTTGTTGGCGGCTGGGACGACTTACGAGCCAGTGAGTTCTATGTCAACGCTAACAAAGGATAAGTTCTATTCAGCAAAAACTGCTGCCCATGTGTTCACACTAAAGGACATTAGGCGGTGGTTAATCGATAACTGTAAGAATCGTTGGTCAGCAGTTGACTACAAAGGTGATCCATTTAACTGGCGTAAATTATCAAAGATAGAATCAGCTAAACACTCACATGAGATGTTTGATATTACTATTATGGTCCACTTTAAAAAGCCCGAAGATTTAATGCTGTATCTGCTCACTTGGCCAAGCGATGTCTTGCTTAATTCCTAAATAGATGTTACAATAAACAATATGACATCCACGTCATTAACTCGGAGAATAAATTGTCAGAACTAAATTATAGAGAAGAAGACGGACGCCCTCTTAGCCAGGTTATCCGCGACAGACTTAAAAACGATAACAAACGTTTTTGGGCAGGAGACAACATCAGCGAATACATCAGCGATGTTGAAAAGGATACATTGATTAACGAAGCAGCAGGCGCATTTGAACAAGTGCTTGACAGCTTGCTAATCGATCGCGAAACAGATCCAAACTCTAAAGGTACTGCAAGACGACTTGCCAAAATGTACTTTAACGAAATAATGGCAGGTAGATATGAAGCAGCACCAGACGCAACAGCATTTCCAAATGATTCAGCGGACCGTTATGAAGGTATGCTTGTTGTACGTAGCGAGTTGCGCAGTATGTGTAGCCATCATCACCAACCTGTGGCTGGCGTTGCTTATATTGGTATTATTGCTGCTAATAAACTTATCGGTCTTAGTAAGTATACCCGAATCGCTCAATGGTGTGCCCGAAGAGGAACTCTCCAGGAGGAACTTTGCAACGACATTGCCCGTGAGATTAGCAAAGCTACTGACTCCGAAAACGTAGCAGTGTACATTCAGGCCACCCACGGATGCTGCGAGAATCGTGGCATTATGGCACACAGTAGTCTCACACAGACCACAGTTCTAAGAGGTGCCTTCAAAGAAGATCAAAGTGTTAAGAAAGAGTTTTTTGATAATATCAAACTCCAACAAGACTTTGCTCCTCGATAACTTCTATGGATGATAACAATCTAGATAAAGTAACCCCACTAGAGTTTAAGTGGGATGAAACTAATACAACTGTTGGCGTTGTTGCACAAGAGATTGGCATTAGTATGAATGACATATTGTCAGGTACAATGTCAAACGGTGCAGGATTGTCTGTTGGACATGCAGGTATCAATAATTGGGCAAACGGATCTAGTATATCTTTTGCGGCCTCTAGTACGTTTAATGCAGACACTACTGAGTATGGCAAGACCACTATCAAGACTGCCAAGCACACTATTGATATTGACGAACTGGCCGAGATGATGGAAACACTTAAAAAGCGTTTGCTAATTTTAGCACCTAACTTTGAAAAGCACGAAAAGTACCCAATGTTAAAGCAAATGTACGACGAATACAAAGCAATGGAAGCATTGCTATCAGGTCCTGATTCAAATGAATAAACTATCACTCTCTTGGTTAGATGTTGAATGGCATGTGCAGACTATTGCTCGCAATATGCAATTAGATGGCTGGAAGCCAGACTTGATCATTGGCGTGGACCGTGGCGGCTTGCCTGCTAGTACCATGCTGAGTCATTACCTAAAGGTGCCACATACAACTGTTAAGGTATCGTTGCGTGAGGATGTAGATACTGAATCATTGCTATGGGCACCAGATGATGTTATTCTTGGTAAGAAGATTTTATTGGTAGATGACATCAATGATCAAGGCTCAACTCAGGAATGGCTCAAAGCAGACTGGGCCTCTAGTGTGGCAGGAATAGAGGTTGACTTTATTGACAAATTCTGGCATAATAGTGTTCGTTGGGCAAGTCTTGTTGAGAACGAAAGTAGTAAAGAGTATAGTGATTATTATGGCATTGCTATCAACAAACTTGAGCGAGATATTTGGGTTGATTTTCCTTGGGAATCTTTTTGGAGTAGAAGCACATGAAAGTTGGATTTAGTTTAGGTCGTTGCATCCGCGACATCGTCAACGGTACTGTAGACGAAAGTGATGTTGTTGTAATCGTATCAGGTACTCGTTTTGAAAAACAAGAACAGTTAGCTGGTATTGTTACCGAGTACATGTGGCGGGATAACTATCTATTGGGACTAGACGAATCTGCTTGTCAAGGTGTAGCAAGCATTCTGTTTCGTGAAGGCAAAATTCATCAACCACGTAACTTTGGAAGTTATAGAAGTATGATGCCAGAGGATTGTGTCTGGGCCGACTTGCTTCCAACTGGTGGTCATGCAGACCCAATGGTACAAGAAGCGTGGCAAGCCTATCGCGGCATGTTGGGTCTTACTGGCAATAAGCCAGATAACAAAGAATATATCGAATCGAATTGGAAAATTTAAAATGACATTTGTAGTCACTGAAAGCTGTATTAAATGCAAGTACACTGATTGTGTAGATGTGTGCCCCGTTGATTGCTTTAAAGAAGGCCCTAACTTTTTAGTTATTGATCCGGATCAATGCATTGACTGTGCTGTATGTGTACCTGAATGTCCTGTAGACGCTATTGTGCCGGAACACGAAGTTAAGGATATGTTCTGGACAGACATCAATGCTCGCTTATCTGCTGGCTGGCCGGTTATCTCTAAAAAGAAAACCCCATTGCCCGAAGCTGAAGAGTTTAAGGCAGTCAAAGACAAACGTCATCTTTTAGAAGAATAAGTTTGATCAATATAATCAAACTTGATAGCGTACCAAGGCTAGTAGAGAAATACTCTGGCATTGGTGCGTTGCCGTTAGCACTGCCTAAGTTTGAATTAGATGATGTGCAAGAGTTTTGGCGTACATGGAATGAAGAAGTTGCAACTGTTGACCGTCAACATATTGATCGAGGTGCGTTAGGTAAAGATGCTCCTGTTATGTCCTTTACCCAATGGGAAGGTCTTGCAATGTATGAAGACTCTACGTTGTTATCAAGGGCTGCATGGAATACTAAAATATCAACTGCATTGTCCACTACGCAACACAAGTTTCTTAAATCAATTTTTGAGGACTTGCCCTTTAAACGAATACGTTCAGTTAGATTGTGGAGTGCCAATCGTGAAGTTCGAGCACACTATGATGGCAACATGCCGCCTAGCTTAGATGGTGTGTTACGTTTCCCTACTGAAATTAGAATCATGCTTGACGATCAAAACCCGCATGAAACATTTTGGTTGACGCCAGTTGCAAAACACAATCCACAAACAGAAGTGCCGCAAGTGGACAAACACTATGTCAAACTTCCGATAGATACTAATACATTTGCATGGAACAATGAAGATTTCTTGCACGGAGCAGATTTTGATCCCAAGTATAGAAAAATACTTGTGGTCATCAAAGGTTGGATTGATGTAGATAGACTAGAGTCGCTACTTGATCAAAGTTTAAACAAGTACCCCGAGTACATTATCAAAGGTTAACATGACAAATATTATTATTCAAGGCAAAGGCATCGTTGGACAGTCAACTGCATTATTTCTACGAGAATTTTTACCAGATGCAAAAGTGCAGTTTAATGATCCGCACAAACAAGTAATTTTACCTGTAGGCGCATGGGCCACAGCAGACTATGTTATTGTTTGCGTAAACACTGACCTAGATGAAACTCTCGCATTACCAGAAAACAATACTAAGAATGTTAGTGATGCTATTAACGAAGCATTGGCAAACGGCTTCAAAGGAACAGTTGTTGTTCGTAGCACATTAGGCATGAGTGCAATTAAAGATTATACCGAACAACTGGGTCAACATTTGTTAGTATGGCCAGAATACATTAGAGAAGCAAGTTGGCAAGAAGATGCAGTAACCCCAAAGTTTATTGTTCTAGGTGGTGAGCCAGCAGAAGCGTTTGCTGACTTGCTGACCGAATATAAAGGCCCAGCATTCATCACTGACCCAATGGAAGCAATGGTTGCAAAACTGTCTACCAATACCTTCTTGGCAATGAAAGTTATCTTCGCGAACCAGGTTGAACAGTTATGCAAGTCAGTTGGCGCAGACTATAGTATTGTTCGAGTTATGCTGGAAAACGAAGGCAGGCTGGGCACAAGCCATTGGACTGTTCCGGGCTTTGATGGGATTCCTGGGTTTTCAGGCAAGTGTTTTCCCAAGGATGTCCAAACGTTTGAAACTGCACTAGTCAAGTCTGGATTGCATGTGGACCTGATTCGTGCCATCACAGATCTAAATAACGAAATGAGGACCAATGTCCAAGAATGATCCATGGCAACATGTTGTAAAAGCACTACAAAATATCAGAGGTTTGGACGCAGACCCCATTGACCCCAAGTGGGTTTTGTGTTATACTGATGGTATAAGAAATATTGCTATGGATCACAGTCATGCCAATTTGGATGATGTGCTCCAAGTATTTGAAGACTTTTGCAAGGGTGCAGGCTTTGTGTTTGATCATTTTGCAATTGTTGACGAAGACGGTATTCCTGTAAATGGACTTAACTCAATAGCTAAATTGGAAAGCGGCGATGAAGATTAAACTGGTCAGTGATTTACACTTGGAGTTTAGTGATATCAATATCACAAACGATGACAAGTGTGACGTGCTTATTTTATCAGGTGACATTATGGTTGCCCAGGATCTGCACGACCATATTGCCGCAGATTTTAGTCCTTACAGCAATGGTGCATTAGCCGACCTTGGTCGCAAGTTGCAACGAGTTGCTCGCTTCCGTGATTTCTTAAAGCGTTGCAGTTTTCAATTCCCGCATGTGGTTTATGTTGCTGGCAACCACGAATTTTATCATGGTAAGTTCTTTGCTGGCATTGATTACCTGCGTGAAGAATGTGCCAAGTATCCTAACATCTACTTTCTAGAGTGCGATACAAAAGTCATTGACGATGTAACATTTGTTGGTGCCACATTGTGGACTGATATGAACAAAGGCGATCCGCTGACAATGCATGCCATTGAAGGTATGATGAACGACTTCCGTATCATTCGAAATGACAAGCGAGAATTTGCTCGCATGAGTGCTCGTGATGTTGTGGATCGTCATGCACGTACATTGCAATACTTTAGAAGTGTGCTTGCTGAACAA